GACGAAAAAAATTTACAAACAAAAAGAAACGGCCTCCTGAGAGGCCTTCTCCTTACTTTATTAAGACTGGATTCTTAGTTTAACGTCCGCCCCAGTAAGCATGACTAATTGGCAGGGGATGAAGGAATTGAACCCTCTTCTCTAGCTTTGGAGGCAATTGTAATACCAATATACTAATCCCCTATAGAAAAGTCCCTATATTTTTAAGAGCGGGGACTTCGCTCTCCCTGTCGGGGTTATTCTTTTTTATCTCGTTTAACTGTTTCAGCCAGTAACATCTTCAGTCGATCATCAATCTGTGCTTTAGTCATTTGCTCTTTATCATCCATCTTAACTTCAACAGAGGAAGCTTTAGGATAAACAATATCTGCAACCTTGGCAGCAGCTTTGAACCTTAACTCAGCAGGCATATTAGGATCTTGTGCAATATCCATCATAATCTCTTCCATAGACAAACCATCTTCACTTCGTTCACAAACTCTGTCAAGCATACGTTGTGTCATTTTATTCCGAGAACCTTTAGGACGACCTTTACCAAAACTGTTACCTTTTAAGAACTTACCAGTTTGGATGTTACGACCATTTTCATTTACATTGTCTGTCATTACATCACTCCTTAAAACATTTCCCTCCACCTCCGCTACTTCCCTCTGATACAAACCTTGGAAGCTCTTCAACCTATTCTAGTCTCTGATAAAAGAAATCATTACAAAATAATTTTATTTTACTCTGAAGAAAGGAAGGTTAGATTGATGGGATGTCATATAGACACTGCTAGATGGGAGGTCATAAAGGAAGCAATGAAAGTAAGGAAGAGTTAATAGAAAAAGAATTAAGAGGTTAATAAATCTCTAATCTCTCTTAATTCAGAGAAAGACTATAAGAGTATTATTCCTAAGAGATTATTTCTTATAGTCACATGTACGTTAGTACACTTTTTCTTAAAATCTTACGCCTTACACTGGAAATAAAATAAATAGTGTTGATGAGGATAATGCCATGTCATATTCTAGTTACTCTGATAAAGATTGATGCCACCTCATAGCAGTTGATGGCAGGTCATATCTCATAGTCAATAGTTCCATAGTCCTTGTCACTCACACATGTATAATATAGGGATATCCTCATTCTTATATCTCCTTCTCGTGGTATGGTAGTCTAGCACGCTCTCTCGTTTTCGTAAAAGGGGGAAAGGGGTTAACATTGTATCACTTCACAATCCACCAGTAAATAGGAATTATCCTAAATGGTAGACAATATATTATTCCATAGTAAACCATTGATTAATCTAATTAATTTATTACACTGTATAAATAATCATACCATCTCATTAATCATAATCACATCCCATAGTAAACCAGTGTATCATTCACGTAACCATCCCATAGTGTTAATAATATCAATAGGTTATCTCTCACGTTCTCATAGCCTGGTCATATTGTCGTATGCCATATCATACAGTGTTATCTCATAGTGCATAAACATTCACGTAACTTGCATAGTCATTCATTCCATAGCCATTGTTTACCGTGTTAATAGTTCCATAGTAGGTAGTCATTAGGGTATGTATGACAAGCCATGTATCCGTTATTCTTGCTTACTCAATCGTTGGTTGATAGATTGCATGCTTATTCATAATCTATCAATTCGCCACCTATTATATGAGAGTTATTACCTTGATAATTATTGATTGATAAACATAGTATTTTCTTTCTTTTTCTTTCAGTGTGTAGGATATTATAATATTTGATAGGATAACAAAACACGGTTTCAATGACTTGTCACAAGTTACTATATCCGTGATAATAACTAGACAATACTATTAAATTATGTTAATCGTGTGATGTATAGTAAAGGAAAAAATAGATAAGATAAGTTAATGGATCAAGTAAATTAATATATAAATCAATAAGTTATAAAATAGTTTAAAAATATGTTTGACAGATAGATTAGAATAGTGTGTAATGCACTACGTCGAAAGCAAACAAGCAAGTAGATAGTTGTTTAGGGTAGCGTTAATTAATCCTTTACAACGTGATACAAGCGTTATATGATGTATCGCAAGCAGTAAGTAGTAATGCTCTTTAATAATATGGATAACCATTTGTTAATTATTAGCAAGTAGGTAGTAAGATCAACTGGGCAAGCGTTGAGTTTACACTGATGCACTCTTATGATTGTTAGGTGTTTAGTAAGAAAGTTGATGAGAATCTCGAAAGATAATAGTTGACAGCTTAAAAGGTTATCTGTATAATTAAGGGCAAGTAGTAAAGCTCTTTAAAAATCTAATCATTGTTGCTTATGATAAACTAATCATTTTATAGCACTGTTAAGGTGTAAATTAAAAGGTAAAACTATCATGAGAAAAGACAAGCCGAAAAGAATAGACGTTATTGAATATCGTTTGTTAGATGAAAGAATTCTTAATGAGAACGGCAATTATCTCAATAAGAAGTTTAAATCTTTAAATCATTTACAAGCGTATATCAATATAAACTATCCTTTGTCATTAATGGCTGGCGGTACAAGATTAAATCAGCTATTGACAGGCAAGGTTAAAAAGTTATATACTGGTAAGCAAGGGAAAAAGATAGTGATTCCCTTTAAACAAGATGGGTTTAGAATATCCATTAAGTTGTTAGTGTAGTAACTAGATAGATTAATCAATTATAAGTATTGACTTTCATAATTGGTTAGTTTATCATAGGTAACAGTGATTAGAGTTATCCCTTATATATTATGTGCAATAATGATTTGTAGTTTTATTGTACAATCTGCTTAAATAGTAGACGATAATAAAAGGGGTTGACAAGCTGATTAACTTAATATAAGATAGTCGGCAAGTAGTAAGGGATTCGATAGCGCCCTGATTGCACTCGAAAGCTCTCATTGTAAATCGGTTTTATGCTTCTCAAGTAGATTGCAAGCGTTTTTGAGTAGGTGAGTACGGGAATGTTAAAAGCTATGACAAACAAAGCACCGTTTGTCGGGTCTGGCAACCGTGAAAGTGGTTATAAATGTAAGTGGTTTATAACTAATGAGTAATGAATGACCATAAAAACATATCGCAGGTTGAGATCCAAAGCGTGCCAAATCGGATCGAGCGTATCAGGTGAAAGCGTCCCCAGCCGTAAACGGGGGAAAAAGCCTAAATCAGTTTAGTTGATAACATTGGTGACAATGCAACGTTCTGAAACCGTAGATTATAGGGCGGTTATAAAAACACGATAGCAATAAAAACAGGGTATGAGCATCCGTATACATGATTGCTCGCTATCAAGCTAAACTTGCAAGCACTGCGCAAGTGACGCTTTGAGCTAGGGATTTAGTTAGAGTGGTTACTAGTTAACTTATACTATCGAATCCCTAGCCCGTCAAAGGTCATTTAACAAAGGTGTAAATGTAATGTCTAGAAACTTTAAAAGGCTAAACAAAATGATAGCCAGAAGAGCCAGACTACAAAAGGAACAACCTGATTTCATGAATGATATTGCTTTACGTCGTCATGAGGTTGTTAAAAACTTAAACGAGGTTATCGACAATAAACCTAGCTTAAATGAGTTAACTGGGGAATGGGAAAAGCCATTCACTACTTTACAGGTTAACCAAGCTAAAAACCACTTGCGTAAAATCTACGCTAGGACTTTCGCCACAACTGGCGGAGCAACAACAATGAACAAGAATGATTGGCGTGAGTCTAAGAAAGGCAAGTCATTCAATCCAGCACGTTAATTCTAATTTCTTAAATGTATATAAAAGGTGAAATATCATGGCTATTCAAGTAACTAACTTAATCTTTGGTCAAGCTAACATTCAAAATGCTATCGCAACTCTTTCTGCATCACGTAAAGAGGCTCAAGCTCAAACTAACTTACTGTTAGTGTCTGCTATCGTTCACACTCATCAACATGGTGACTGCACTTTCATCGAGCCAATCTTAAAAATGGCTAAAGATGGTGGCACTGAACAAAAAGCAATGCTGGCTTTCTTAAAGAAATTTGCACCTGTAAAAATTTCTCAAGAAAAAGTCGGTAAGGTTATCAACTTCACTGTAAAAGTGGCTAAGAATAAACCAGATGTTAACTTCTTAGACAGCGACTTAGGGCGTGAGTGCTTATCAACTGAATTCATGGACTTTGTTCCAGAAAAAGAAGAGAAAGAGAAGAAAGCATTTATCCCTGCTGTATGGTTGAACAATACTTTAACTTCAACTTTAACTAAAAAGTTAGAGAAAGAAAATGCTTCATTGTCTCAAGAAATGCGTGATGCAATTAACCTAGTGTTAGATGTAGCACGAGCCGAAGCACTCGAAGCCGAGAAAGCCGAAGCTATCAAAGCACTTGAGGCTAAATATACTCAAGAAGCATAACAGCCGTGTAACTAAAATAGGGGCATTCATTGAGTGCCTCTTAATAGTCATACGGGTTTACCCTTAACCTTTCCAGTGTGATTATAACCATAGGATTCCTCTTCTTAACAGCCAAAACTTTTCAAATAAGAATCCTATCATTATAATTCATAAACCATATGAGGAATATGCAGTGAATATAAACAGCGTAGATTTAACTAACCAAGAAATAGAAATCAAAGACAACAATACATGCTTTATGGTTGAAGATGTAGACCATATCCATGTTCACCCTGACGGAGCTTGCACACTACTGTGTCGCTTTGGAAAATCTTATGATTTAGATGATGATCTGAAATCCGTCTTATCATGGTTAAAAGACACTGGTATCAATACCAATGGAAAATTTAGCTTTAAACTATCCGCTGTTAATCCTATGTGGTCTTACAAAGGTTTAAAACTCGGTCATATCTATGATGCGATCATCAAAGACAGTGTTGTTACTTTGTTTGAAGATGGTAATAAAATTGCAACAGATGTTAATATGTCTTTAATCTGCTATAAGGTAGAGTTTTAAGGAGTAATTCCCATGCGGTAGGTAAAGTTTGAAAGGCTTTACTAACTATCAAAACCTTAGAAACAAAGTATAAAAATAAATCTTTGTTAGGCGTTTAACACAAACAACTATTCTAGAATAGGTTAGACGGATAGGAAATATTTTCAGATATTATCTAATTAATTTGAGTATATGATAATTGAGGAACTGAAAACCCTTGCATAAAATTGTGTGAGGGTTTTCCTGATTGTATATTAATAAGCTAATGGTTTATTAATGTATTATCATAAGGTGAAAAATGGAAAGGTTGAGAGGACAAGCTTTGAAAAAAGCTATCATGAAAGTGAGAAAGAAAGCTTTTGAACAATCTTACTTGTATGAAAATACCAAACGTCACCCAGATAGAGAGCCAACTATTTATAAGAAGTTGGTAACGAATAAAGCTAATGAAAATAAATGGGGTAAAAGATGAAGCCTTTAAGAGCAGTAGCTATTGCAATTGTCACTACGGTGACGCTTTCCGCATGCCATCCAGTATTGGCTTCTGATAAGTTTTTAGACTTAGATCGATCTAAATATTTACCAGAAACACAACAAACTTTAAATTCTATTGAAAAAGATGCAACAAACATCTGTAAAGCTTTTGCAAAGAATAAACCAATGCCTTCTGATCAAACAATGATTGATTGTATCAACACTGTATCCGAAGATTATATTGATTCTCTTGTACTAGGTATGGACTATCATGAAAATTTTGGTGTTAGACCAAGTGTTAAGAAAGCTTATGAATTCTTCATTAAAGAGAATGGCTGTGGTGTAGATAAAATATGCGCTGATCATTCTTTAAACCAGGCTGTTTATTTTGGTATTGGTTATTCAGTAAGTGAGTTAACAACGTTATGAGTGCGCCAGAAATAGTAACAATCGGTCTATCTGAACCTGCATTAGACAGACGTGAAAGAATATTAGCAGAGAAAGAGGAACGTGATAGAAAAAGAAAAGAATCTGAAAAGATACACCCTATCACTGCAATGTTCAGTAAATTCTATGACAATCAAGGAAGTTAAAGGATCTTCAATGAAATATACAAGCCTAAGCCCTTATATTATTCTAAGAAAAATGCTAGATAAAATTAATAATGCTAGCTCAAAGGGTGTTGAGTTTGATTTGACCTTAAAAGATGTACATGATCTTTTTAATAAAGGCAATGGTCTTTGCGCCTATTCTGGGGAAGAATTTAAAAATGCTCCTGATATAACTATTGAACGTATAAACCCCCTAAAAGGTTATGTGCGCGGTAATGTGTGTCTAGTTAGAGCTAACGCTAATTGTGCCAAAGCCCATGTTGATACATTAATGCACTCGGATTTAGTTGATTTAAAAACAAAAGAGAGGATTTTAAAACTTTCACTTAAAATGGTAAGACAGGAAATAAAAGATAAGGCTATTGAAGAAGAAAGAAGAATTGAGAATGATGCAACTCGAACTTCAAGATTAGCTGAAATGACCAAGGCAATGAGAGGGTTAAAATAAATCACTAATGTGAGGTTATTATAGTGAAAATTTTTATTTTAGTTTGGGTTATCTCAGTATCTGACCCAAGCGGTGTATCAGTGACATCTAACTCCGTCCGTGTACAAGCTCAATCACAATCTGATTGTCTAGATATTGGTAAGACATTGATGAAAGATGTAGAGCCACGCTGGCGTAACCCTGATATGAATTTCAGTTGTATTGAGGTTAATAATGACATTTAAAGTAACAAAAACAAAAAGCCCTTTCGTAAGGTTTGAAGACATACCACCTAATGACTGTTATATGACAGAGTGTGGGTTAGTGTACAGAAAATACACTGAATCACTTGCTTTATGTATTAGTAATAGTAAAGTTGGATTTGGAGACACTAAGTTTGAAAAACCAAAACCAAATCTCAAAGTCAGACCTGTTTTTGTAGAGTTAATAATATCCGATCATAGAGGTTAACATGTCTTTTAAAATAATTGATGATAATTGTGAAGACTTGTATATACTTTTTGGAAGTATTGGTATAGGTGATTGCTTTGAAAACAAGGACGGTGCTATTTACCGTAAGATAAACAAAGGATCAGCTATCCAATTAAACTCAGGGATCAGTGAGTTAGCAGGATTCAAAATTACTAACTTCTTTAACAGTCACAATGTTAAACCTATTGATGTTGAGTTAGTTATAAAAAGATAGTGAATATCACCTAGTCTTCACGCAGAGGACTAGTTAATATTTATTAAACCATATAAGAGGTTATCAAAATGTCAATGGTCGTTTTGAATGTAAACAATGTTTATTTTGATAAGAAAACATCTATCAAGTTACCTGAAATAGTAGGTAAAATTTATGTCAAGCGTAAAGCAAAACGTAATTGCCTTCAAGTAACTGTAAAACTCTATGGTAAACAAAAAGAAGTTAAGTATCTTGAGAACTTCCGATTTGATTCCAAAAACAATAACATGCACAAGTTGTATGGTGCAATCCGACATACTTTTGAAAACTTAAAAGGTATGCAAATCAAGTTACATAGTGGTGAGAAATCAAACTTACTACTGTGACGTCGTGCTAGGGAGGGGCTATGAGTCCTGATTTAGCTTTTATTTTACTATCGTTCGTTTTAATTCACATTGTCCTAAGAGATGAATAATGAAAAAACAAATTGTTGCCTTAGTATCTGGCTTATTACTTGCCTCTACTGCATTTGCCCAAACATTGGAAGAAAAATACCCTGATCTTTCCTATGAGCAGGCACATGCTTATGAGTTGTATCTAACAAGTCACCAAGAAACATTAGATGCAGAACAACGCTCTAATGAATACACTGATGTCCGTAAAAGTGAAGCCATTAAGGTTTCTAACAAGTACACTGACGATAAGTTACACCAAACAGAGCAATACTTTGGTGATCAATTAGTCGCTACTTCATCAAGCAGCATTGCTTACACCGATAATCAGGTTGGTGCTTTGCGTGGTGATGTTCAGAAGTGGATGCGTACAAGCGAAAAGAAAATGTCTGCTGGTATTTCTGGTGTAGCAGCTATGTCAAATATCCCTTATGTTGATGGTGATACATTCAGTGTTGGTGTTGGTGGTGGTTGGTATAATGGCGAAAATGCAGTAGCTGTTGGTGCTCAAATCAAACCTACACGGTCAACTGCTGTTCGGTTATCATTTAGTCATAACTCAGAACAAGACCATGCGATTGGTGCTGGCTTTGCGGTAGGGTTCTAATACCCATCGATAGAGTTTTCGGATCTCTTTAAAACCGAAACTACTTATTAGAGGTTATAAAATGAATAAGTATGAAGTTAGAATGGGTTACAATGATAATTCAGGTGTTGAAGTTGAAGCAGATTTATATCTTTCAATTAAGAGAGATAACCCACACAACCATCGAATGATGGGTGTATATGTGTTCCTTGTAGGCGATGAAATTGTTGCTGAATTCCCTTGCTCAGAAGTTAAAATGATTAAAAAGGTTATCTAATGATTGGTATTTACATTGCAATGGCTATGGTCATTTCAGTTTCTATTTTCTTTGATTTTATTGGTCATGGAAACAAGAAAGAAATGACTTTCCGTGAGAGTTGTATGTGGTCTGTATTCTGGGTAGGTATTGGTATTGCCTTTGGTATTATTGTGTGGCTATTAATGGGCACAACTAGTATGGTTCACTATTATAGTGGATATGTAATGGAAAAGGTTCTATCAATTGATAACCTAGTTGTATTCATTGCAATCTTCTCGTACTTTGGTATCAAAGACACTCATACAAAACATCGGATATTGTTATGGGGCATTGCTGGTGCTTTAGTCTTCCGTGGTATATTTGTAAGCCTTGGAACATCTCTGTTTAATTTACACCCATTAGTTCAGGTTGTATTTGGACTTATAGTTCTATGGTCTGCTTACGCAATCTTAAAAGGTGGTGGAGATGAAGAAGAAGAAGCTGTCAATTATGACGATAAATGGTTCATCAAAATGGTCAAGAAATTTTACCCTGTTTACACGGGTACTTCATCTGGTGATCGTTTCTTCCATTTCGTTAATGGTGTTAAATATGTTACTCCTGTTTTCCTTTGTATGGTGGCTATCGAGTTCAGTGATATCATGTTCTCGTTCGATAGTGTACCTGCTGTCATCTCGATTACAGAAGAACCTACACTAGTTTATGCAGCAATTATCATGGCAATTCTTGGATTAAGAGCATTATTCTTTATTCTTGATATTTTGATTAAAAAGTTATCGGAATTAGAAACATATGTTGGCTATGTTTTAATCTTTGTAGGTTTAAAATTAATTGCATCAACTATTGGTTTTCATATTAATCCAATTTTATCCTTGATTATAGTCCTATCCCTACTTGGTATGGGTGTTATTAAATCTTTGAACAAGAGATAAATTCTTAACCATAGGGCTATTTACTGTAGCTCTATTATTAAGCATTTATATTAATGTTTACTCGTCCATTAAAATCAAACAACTGTAAAAGGTATAGACAGATGGCAACTTTAAAATACAAGATTAAGAAGTTCAAGAAATCTCAAATCAAATCAGCTTCAATGTTAGTTAATGGTGATGTTTATAAAGGTAACAATGGTGATTTATACGCTGTTACTGGAAAAACTAGCCTAGGGTTATATGTATCTAATCTTCGCACAGGTTGCAGTGGTTATCGTTCAAATAAAATGCATAACCCACAAGCTAAACCACGTTTGATTGTTATTGGTAGCATTGATATTACAAGCATGCAAATCCGATAAAATACCTTTAGGGGTTGTTAGTTTAAGACCCCTAACATATTTTATTGTGTAGTAAAAACATTCTATCTGGCAATAATGCCTTAACATTCATAAGGAAGTTAATATATGTCTATCGTATTAAGCAAAAACCAAACCATCAATATGTCAAAAGCAGCAAAATCTCTAACAAAGTTACGCTTTGGTTTGGCTTGGGATGAAAGTGCAGATTTAGATGCTGTTCTTGTTGCGTTAGATGATAACGGCAAGATTAAACAACCTGATTCTGAAAACATTGCTTATTATGGAAACTGTACAGGTAACGAGCATGGGAATGCAGAGAACCCTGTCGCAGGAGTTGTTCACTACGGTGACGCTCGTGATGGTGCAGCTGATGGTGACGATGAAACAATTGAAATTGATTTAACAAAAGTACAGGCTAATAAATTATTAATCGCTGTGACTTCTTACAGTGCTAACGAGCCAGTTCCTTTTGCAGCTTCAACAAATCCAGTTGCTCGTTTATATGGCGATGACGATAAAGTTTTATTTGAAGCTAAACTTGATGAAAATGCGGCATTCTCTACTGCTGTTGAATTCGTCATGATTGAAAAAGATACTAACGGTGAGTGGCAAGTAACTAACCTAGCAGAACCAGTTGGTGAAAGCTCTAAGAATGGTCTGGCTGACATTTTAGAATCACGTAAAGCATAAACCTCTGTAATCATTAATAAGTCGCTTGAGGGATCTTGAGCGACTCCTAATCTTAATTTAAATTAAAGGTGAAATTAATATGTTCTTAAATATCTCAGAAAAACGTCCTGAAGTTGGTGCTGTTGTTATTGTTAAAAATAAAGGCGCTTTCACCAAGGCTGTTTACTCTGAAGAAGTGGTAGAGGGTTCAGATGTTAAAAACCCAGTGTTCACTCGTGAGCTTAAAAACCACAAAGATCGTAAACTTGATGGGGTTGAAATTCTATCAGGTATTACTGAATGGAAGAATTGTTAATTTTTAATCTAAGGGGGGAACATTATGTTCCTCCTATTTTGAGGTGTAATATGGCAGTTGGCTTCGGAAATATAGACAATTTCCAAGATACTATTAAAGCCACTATTGATGATGGCATTTTAAGGGCAAGGGCAAACTTACCAAAAGGTGAAAGTGAAATGTTCTGCTTAGAGTGTGGTGAACCAATACCAGAAGCTCGTAGAAAGGCTTTAAAAGGTGTTAAGTTCTGTATAGAGTGTCAATCATTAAAAGATGTCAAGACATTCTCTGGATACAATAGAAGAGGCTCTAAGGATTCTCAGTTGAGGTAACTATGAAAGTAAATCAACTTGGTGATGGTAGGATATTGTTTCATGATAAAAGGGGATCAGTTTTAGTTGATAATAATTTGTTAATGGCTTACACAACATACTCATTCAGCGGATACTCAGATGATGAATTGAATAATCTTATTCAAAAATGGTGGAATCGGTATTTACTTATCGAAAAACTAAAACAAAAAAGAGTGAATAAAAACAATGTATTATCAATAACTATTGTAATAATAGTTACTTTAATCTTAATCCTAACTCTTGTAAAATAGAAAGGTATTAAATGAAAAAGTTAATATTAACAATTGGTTCTGCTGGTGCGGGTAAAACCACTTGGACTAATAGACGTTGCAAAAGAGATTTAGGAAGGATTGCAGTTGTTAGTTTAGATAACTTGAGAACAACCTTATTTGGAGATATGGATAAAAAAGAATTCTTTTCAAGACTAAATAATAAAGAAACACTGTCTTTGATGAAAAACATGATGAAGGCACAAGTTATCGAGCTTTCAAAAAGAAGCCAAATAAAAGAAATTATAATATGCAACACTAATTTTAATATTGGTACAGTTCTTGATTGGAAAATGCTAGCTGATTATCTCGACCTGCAATTTTGTTACAAACTATTTGAGAAACCTTTTGAAGAGCTTGTTAAAATCAATAGAGAAAGGCCTTCTTGTGACAGGGTTCCAATAAGTTTCCTTAAACTAGCAATTGATTTATTACCAGAGGTAAAGGAAGGACTAGAAAATATGCCTCATTGTACAAAAATTGGTCGATAAATTATTGCACATAATATAAGGAGGTATATGATGTATCACTTTTTCTTAGTTATATACCTTATCATCTTAATAATACACTGGTATGAAAGTTAATGATTGATGACGATGATTTAGGTGATCCAAGAATCACTGGAAGTGGTAGTAGTGGTCAGATGATGGGTGGTGTTATCTTATTCTTTGTTATTACTTTTCTATTTATCTATATGGCAAATAAATCAGATAAAAACTCTGAGGCTAAGAAATTAGATAATGCTGTAGTCGAAACATTGATTCAATCAGACGTTGATAAAACATACTCTGTGAATAATAGTTTCCATAAAGGGGATGAAGATAAGTATGGAATCTCTAAATAAAATATTAGATACATCGTTTGTTGCTGGTCTAGCAAGAGATCCAAAAGATGTAGCATTAAAAGTAGGAGAAGAGTCTGGTGAACTTCAGTCTGCTATTCTTTATAATGAACATATGGAGAATGTAGTTAATGAAACTGCTGACATTATTATTTCTTCTGTTGATTGTGCTTTTCTTTATTATCGCAATAAAGGGTTCATTACTAAAGAAAATTTCATCTCTTTACTGGAAGATTCAATTAGTAAAAAGGTTGATAAGTGGTATAAAAAATATGTGGAGGATTTAGAATGATTCATGTAACAATGAATGGTATTCCTCAAGAATTTGATTTGTTCTCATTTAACGGAGGTGAAAGACACGCCAAGCTTTTGTCAAAACCTCCAGTAGTTGTTATTGATGTTGAGATGATCTGTTCTCTACGCTCTTCTGATGAAGTAATCGATATGCTTCTTATTCATGATGTAGTAAGTCGTATGAAACGTAAAGATGGTAATTTAAAAATCATCTTTGAATATCTACCATTCGCAAGACAAGATCGTGTAACATCTAAAACAGAGTGCTTCTCTTTAAAAGTGTTTGCGAACTTAGTTAACTCTTTGAATGCAGATGAAGTTATTCTTATTGATCCACACTCTGATGTTGCACCAGCACTGATAAATAATTCCAGTGTAATTAAACAATCTCAAGTGTTCCTGCAACACAAACACGCTTTACCAATAGGTGAGATGTTTAAAGGAAAAACAATATTTGTATCACCAGATGCAGGGGCTGATAAAAAGATTCATGAGTTATCAAAATTATTCAACAAACCTGTTATACACGCAAGTAAAATTCGTGATACATCAACAGGAGAAATCACTGGTGTAGAAGTCAATACTTCCATTGACTACTGTGACGCTAATCTGATTATTGTTGATGATATTTGTGATGGTGGTCGTACATTTGTTGAAGTAGCCAAAGCATTAAGAGCTAAGGGTAATCCTGAATCAATCTCTCTGTTCGTTACGAATGGTATCTTCTCAAAAGGTAAAGAAGTGTTCTATAATATTATTGATCATATCTATGCTGTTTATGACTGGACAAAGTAGAGGTTACAATTGAAAAACCCTAAATTTCTGAAAAAGGTTGTTGTCGATAAAAAATTACCATATATACAGTCAGGGATGACAGAACCTAACGATGGTAAGATTTATAAAATTAATGGCAGAGTTGATGGAAGTTATATAAAGGTTCAAAATAACTATGAAGGGCATGATGCATATCTAAGATTAGAAGATGCATCACTTATATCTGTTAAAAATAACACCCTTGTCCTTGCTATTGGTAGAATTAAAACATTAGAAATTGAGTTGGATTCAGAATGAAAAGAACATCTCCTATTTTTGCAATTGATGGTTATAAACTATCTCATGCAAATCAATACCCAGAAGGTACAAGTCTTATATATGGTAACTTTGTACCACGTAATGCAAAACGATTTACCGATAGACAAGTAACTGATGATCCAAAGATTCTTAGTTTTGGTTTTCAAGCTTTCATTACTAATTGGATTAAAGATGAATTTGATTCTGAATTCTTCCAAAAAGATGAAAGCATTTGTGATGAGATGAAGCGTTCTGTTGATCGTTACCTCGGAAAAGATTACGATATTAGCCGTATCCGAGCTTTACACAAACTTGGTTACTTACCACTCGAAATTAAAGTTGTTCCAGAGGGTGAAGTTGTTGATGTTGGAACCCCAATGTTAACAATTAAAAATACCCATCCAGATTTTTTCTGGCTTGTGAACTACCTTGAAACCTTAATTAGTGCAGAGATGTGGCCTATCATTACTTCTGCGACAACAGCATTTCATTTCCGTCTACTCTGTGAACAGTGGGCAATTCGAAATTGTGATGATAATTCACATGTTGATTGGCAAGGTCATGATTTCAGTAGCCGTGGTGATTATGGAATCTATGCATCAGCAATTGCTGGTATGGCTCACTTATCTGTGTTCCAAGGTACTGACTCTGTTTTTGGTCGTGAGATATTTGAGCACGTTTACAAAACAGAACGTGGTGGTTCTGTAGATGCAACAGAACACTCTGTAATGTGCATGGGGACGAAAGATGGTGAACTTGATACTGTTCGTCGTCTTATCACAGAAACAACGCCAACAGGTATTGTGTCAATAGTAAATGATACTTGGGATACATGGAACCACGTTGATAAAATCTTACGTGAGCTGAAAGATGTAATCCTTTCCAGAGATGGTAAGGTTGTAACACGACCTGATTCAGGTGATCCAGCTGATATCCTGTGTGGCTTACCAGTTATTCGCTGTAACATTACAAAACTTGATTATCACACCGTTGATGATGTTCATAATATCTTGTGTCAACGTTATAATCGAGAGATTACTGATTTCATTATTGAAACTATTAATGGCAAGAAATATATCGCATCTTATTTAGAAGATAAAGATGTTGGTTTTGATTTTAAATGGTCTCAAATTGATAAACTGGCTCCTGAGATGAAAGGAGTAGTTCAATTACTTGATGAAATCTTTGGTCACACTATAAACTCAAAAGGCTTCAAGGTTCTCGATCCCCATGTTGGCGTTCTTTACGGCGATTCAATCACTAAACAGCGTGCTAATGAAATCATGGAGCGTTTACATGATAAAGGGTATGCATCATCTGCTGTAGTATTTGGTGTAGGTGCATTCACGTATCAGTACATCACCCGTGATACCTTTGGTTTTGCAATCAAAGCAACATATGGTGTTGTTAATGGCGAAGCACGTGAAGTAATGAAAGATCCAATTACTGATCCTGGTAAGAAATCATTAACTGGTCTCATTTACCATTACTATGAAGATGGAGTCCTGAAATTCAAGGACAAGGCAACAGTTGAAGAAGAAGAGAACACTTCACTGTTAACCATTTTTAAGGATGGTGAAGTAACGACAACTGATTGGTCTGAGATTGAATCTCGTATTAAAAATAATTTAAAGCTCTATATTTAAGGATAAATAATGTCAACTTTAGTATTAAATAAAAATGAAACAACTCGACTTTTAAATGAGAAAGGTACACCAGTTATTGATATCTCATTTGGTGTTAACTGGGGTAAAATCAATCGAGCTGGTAATTCCAAAGCTTCTGGTTTATTAGGTAAAGCTTTATCTTTTGTTGGTGCAGAGAAAGCTATCTTAGAAGATGTTGATTTGGATTTATCATTAATCTTGGCTGATGGTGATAAAAAGAAAGTTGACACTGTTTACTTTGGCAAGTTGCGTTCCTCGTGTGGCTCTGTAACACACACTGGTGATGATCGTTCAGGTGATGATGAAGATGATGGAATGGATAATGAAATCATTACCATTAAGGGTCTGAAAGTCCCAAGCAATGTTAAGCACATGTATGCAGTTCTGAACTCCTATTCCCATCAGAAGTTTGATGAGATCCCATATATTGGAATTAACATCTACGATGGTCTTGTTAAAGATGGCAAAGGTATGAAGATTGCTGAATTTAACATGGAAAATGATAAGAAGTTCGCAGGAAAAGAATGTGCTATTCTTGCCCGCCTTGATCGAACTGGTTCTGGTTGGGAAGTTACTGTTATTGGTGAAAACACAACTGATAAAACACTAACTGATTTAACCCGAACGGTTCTCCGTAATTATTAATAAATAATACAGTGGGTAGCAGATTAAATGTTGCCCACTTTGAGGTAATTAATATGTTTAAGGTTTTCTTAGCTGTATTGATTACAGCAATACAATCATACAACTTGGGTAGATATACTCAAATTGGAGACAATGAAGCAATTCTATTTTATATATTCATGACTACTGTGACGATTGGATGGACTGTTTCGGTTGATCGACCGTTTATTAAAAAATAATCAATGCTCTGTTAGTTAAATGGATATAATAACCTCCTCCTAAGAGGTAGTTGCAGGTTCGATTCCTGCACGGAGCGATAAAGGTATAAATATGAAAAAAGGAACATGGATTATCTTATCTATGGTATTAACAATTACTATTTGCACATTCTTTGTAAAACTAAGGTATGATATTGGTTTTCGAGGAGAGCAATTATATTTGGTATACCCAATAGGTGGTATTATTTGGGGTTTCTTAGCATTTGTTTTAATTGTAATTTCTGGTGGTACAATATTATCTGATGAGTGTGAAGAAAAAGGAAATCTAAATGAGAAACGTTGAGTTATTACAGAAGTTGATATTTGAACATAATGAATCAGATATTGCACATTGTCTTATTATTGAAGGTAAGATCGACAAGGTTTTAGATTACATTTCCCCAGATACACTAATATCTGCTGCAATTAAAAATGGTGCTGATTTGGGTATGTTTAATTATATAAATAATAAGAAAAAAGGTATGTGATATGGCTTGTTGTGATGGTTGGAACCTTTTAAGTGATGGAAGTAAACCTAATGGTGTTTGCCCTGATTGTGGTGTAGATACTTTAGACGGGGATTCAGTAGAGGGGTGTTTCTATTCAAAAATAGTTTGTGAAACATGCGGTGATGCACCTTGTGATGAATCCTGTTAATAAAATGGCCCTTTAGCTCAGATGGTTAGAGCGATCAGCTCATAACTGATTGGTCGCTGGTTCAAGTCCAGCAAGGGCCACCAATTAACCCTGTTAGCTCAGTGGAGAGAGCAACGATCTTCTAAATCGTAGGTCACAGGTTCGAATCCTGTACAGGGTACCAATATTCTATGGGGATGCATGCGGCAACTCTACCTTGGGCGTATGTCTATCAAACATCCGATAGTTCGCTACCCAAGGTGGGGTGGATGGTTGGAATCCATCATTCTCCACAAATTAAATAAGGTTATTAGTTATGAAAAAATTACTGTTGTTATTAACAATGGCACTTTGTGGATGTAATTCTTTTTCAAACTTAGATAATTCCAGAAAAGTTGATTGCGATGGACAATTCATTGTTTATGACTACCCTTATACTGGTAAACCCAAATATGTTTATGTTAAATTTGATAAAATTAGAGAAACCTCTTATAAAACAACATATAGGTATGCACACAATGATATGAATTTAAAAATTGTTGGTGGTTGGATTAACAGTGATAATATCATAGAGTTAGAATGCCATGAGTGACATAACACCAAAATTTGAAGTAAAAGTGTGCTATATAGATGGTAATTCTTTTAATTCATATAGAGAAAATGATACTCTTCCATATGTATGGTCAGATTTCAACAAAGCTAAGAAAGCTTTCGACGCTGTTGTGAATTCAAGTCGAAGAGATCAGACAATAAATATTGAATTAGATGATGGTTCAATTCAACCAGTATCGAATTTCTGGAGCCATGATTATTTCCAAAGATTAGAATCTGTTGAAATTATAATCTCAAACTCTTTTTATGAGGTCTAAAATGAATATTGAAATAACTGAGAAAGGTCGGAAGTTTGTAAAGTTTTGTGATTTAAATTTTGGTGATACTTTTCAGTTTAAAGGTAATATTTATTTAAAAATAAAGGACGTTGTAGAAGATAATATCAATTCAGTTAACTTATCTGAAAATAGATTAGCAATGTTCCACCCAACGGATACACATGTGGAAAAAGTGAAGACAATAGTACAGGTGATAAGATGAAAATTAAATTTGACAAAGATAAACAATTAAAAGAATTCACTGTATTAAGATATGGTGATGTCTTCCTATTCAAGGAAAAGGTTTATTTGAAAATTATTATAAACCATACAATCAATGCCATATCAATGACAGATATGAAACCTGCTTATTTTAAACCAGAAGATCGTGTAGAACTGAAATCTTCAGAACTAATCATAAAAGATTTATAATGAAACTTAAAAAACTAGAAGAATTAAATAAACCTTATAAAATCTATGCAGAGTATTTAGAATCAGGTGCAATAGATCAATTTGTAAATGTAATGTCACTACCTGATGTAGTTCAAGGTGCATTAATGCCTGATGCCCACTCTGGATATGTACTTCCAATTGGTGCAGTTGTCTCAACAGCTGGAACAATATACCCATCATTTGTTGGATATGATATCGGATGTGGTATGTTCTCCGTGAAACTCCTTGGTGTAACTAAAGGAGATTTAATCAATAATGCTGAAACTATCAGAGATAAAATATTTTCAGCGGTTCCTGTGGGTTTCTCTAAAAATGAAAATCTTCAAGAAGCAAGTAAGTGGTTATCTCAAAAAGTACTACCAAAACATTCCAGCAGAATTAATGATATCCTTGGCCATGCTCCAAATTGTATTGGAACTCTTGGTGGAGGAAACCATTTCATTGAAATTGGATATGATGAAGAAGATCAAGTTTGGTTAACTATCCACTCTGGTAGTCGATCCATTGGACATGGTATAGCATCATTGTATATGAAATTGGCTTCTGGTGATGAGGGAAAAGCTGAAAGTGCTTGTCCTCTTTCAGAGACTTCTGAAGAGGGCAGAGATTATATTCTAGATTTAGAATATGGTCTTCAGTTTGCACTAGCGAACCGTGAATACATTGCACAGCGTGTATGCTCAGTTAATGGATTCACTATGGATGGTAATTCTATTATTAATAGAAATCATAACCATGCTGAGTTCAAAAACAATTTATGGGTTCACCGAAAAGGTGCAACACATGCTGATAATGGAATGATGGGTGTTATTCCTGGAAACATGCGTGATGGTTGTTTCATTGTTCGTGGTAAAGGTAATCCAGAAAGCATGAACAGTTCCTCTCATGGTGCTGGTCGTGTTATGAGTCGTTCTAAGGCTAAGAAAGAGGTAACACTAGAATCCTTTAAAGAGTCCATGAAAGACATCCCAGGTGCTACTGTTGGTGAATCAACAATAGATGAATCACCTTTTGCCTATAAAGATATTTTTGATGTTATGAGACTTCAAGAAGATCTTGTAGAAGTTTTACACTATATTAAACCTGTTGTTAATGTAAAAGGATAACAAAATGTTACAAGAAAAAGATGGAATCGTATCAAGAGCTTCAAATGCAGATAAACGCTTTGAAGTTCTAGAGGGTGGACATTATACATACTCTCCAGCGACAATGACAACACCTCCATATTTTAAAAAGGTGTCTGAACCAAGTGTTCCTAGCAAGATTTACGGTGATCCATCTGCTAAAGTTATGGATGTTATGAAGACAATCCATGATCGTTCTCCGAAAAATAACACAGGTGTATTAGCTGTTGGTGAGAAAGGTTCTGGTAAAACCATGATGCTAAACATTTTAAACAATGAATTAGCAAGTAAAATGGGATTCCCTGTTATCCACTTCGATGCACCTTATGATGCAGCAACAATCACAAGCATGATTGAATTAGCTGGTCGACCTTTGGTATTCTTTATCGATGAATTTGAAAAGAAATATCAACATAAAGATCAGCAAAATGATTTACTAACAATCATGGATGGTGGCATTCACACTGGTAATGTGTTCTTATTATCAGCGAATGTTAAAAGTGTAAGTGAGTATATGATTGACCGTCCTAATCGTATTCACTACACATTTAAATATGATCATTTAGGTTGGGATATTATTCAAGATTATTTGGATGATAAACTTAATGATAAATCAAAAACCGAATACTTTAAAATCATGTCTGAAAACTCAAACATGAACTTTGATATTCTGCAAAACTTAACAGCAGAGGTTAATCGTTTCCCAGATCGACCTTTTGTTGAATCTGTTAAAATGATGGGACTATCAATTCGATTAGATAGTGTCGAAAAGAAATATAAAATGACAGAAATAACACTTGGTGGAATTAATATCAAAGGTTATGATCGAGACTATAATCTTATCCCTTATATAGTTTCAAAAGGGGGTCAATCTATTTATTTCACATTTGATAATGAAACTCTTCTTAAAATCATAAAACAAAACAAACCTGAGTTAGTTTATTTAGGGGAAGAAGGAGTTGAAGATTATGAAGTTGTTTCATCAATAGAAGAATACTTAAGTGATATTCCATGTCTTCAAGGTAATGGTGTAGATTACAGAGTATATAAAGATTATGAAGGTGTAGAAAAAGAACACTTCGCAATGTCTTTTCATGTAAGAAGTAATGACCCATCTTTTGTGTCGGTTAAGAAGGATACAATAGAAATTCGATTCGACTTATTTGGTCAACCACTTTATGCACGATTAGATCAAGTTGTAGAGATTGATCTGATTGATGTAATTTTCTCCTAAATACAATGGGGGAGATAACCCCCTTAATAAGGCTTAATTGTGAAAAAAGAAAATATGAATTTTATTGAAAAAGTAATGGAAAAACCAAAGAAATACTTGGCTGGTTTAGCTATTGGCTTGGGTGTTCTTATTGTTGGTCTTAACTCTTACATTGTTGTTCAGGATGGATCTGTTGTTACTCAGACATTCCTAGGTAAGGTTAATCCAAACATTATTACACCAGGTTTCCACTTTGTAAACCCAATTGCAAGCTATGATACATTTAGCACTAAAGATATTGCAATGAAGTTTGAAGCCCTTCAAGTTCCATCTCAAGATAAGTTTAAATCCACTGTTGACATTACTGTTATGTTGCAGTTTGATGGTAATAAAGCACCTGTAAACAAAGTCAACGCAGGTAATCAAGATCAAGCACTTGATCGATATGTAACAGAGAAATTGTTAAGTACAATCCGAGAATTCGGTAAATCTGTTCCTAAAGCACAAGATTTGTTTGACTCCAAAATCCAGAATGAGTTGCAGATTGCAATTCAACAGGAAGTTGAAGAATATGCACGACCTTATGGTTACACTGTTAAGCAGGTCTTCTTGCAAGATATTACTCTTCCTGAAGTAATCATGACTCAGGTCACTAACACAAAAGTACGTGAAGAACAAGTTAATGCTGAACTTGCAAATCTGAAAAAAGCAGAAGCTGTCGCACAACAGAAAGTTAAACAGGCAGAAGCTGAACGTGAAGCTCGTAACAATGATGCCCAAGCTAATGAACGTGATGCGGATGCTCGGTTATATGCAGCACAGAAAGAAGCTGAAGCCAATAAAGCTTTACAGCAAACAATCACACCTGAGATGCTTAAATGGAAGCAATTGGATGTTGAAATGCTACGTGCTAAAGCATATAAAGGTGATGTACCACAAACAGTTGTTGGTGCATCTTATGATGGTCAAATGATCATGGATATGCGAAGTAAAAACTGAGTAGGTACTTATGAGTAAGTATGATGCTGAATTAAAAATCGAAACATTCTTTATTGAAGAAAGGGTTGTGTCTGGATTCATTAAGAATGATACATCAACACACGGGAATCATCCATTCAAGGATGGAACCCCTGTTCTTACATCAAGAGTTGAATCATTAACAACTGATGAAGATGGTGATTTGATACTTAAAACAAGAAACACTAAGTATAAAATTGTTAGTTGATTTAAATCTAAGGTATACCTAGTGTGTACCTTATCTTAAATTTACTGGAGGATTTATGTTTCTTTGGCTTGATGATATCAGAAAACCACCTGAGTATGTGTTATGCACAGGTAAAACATACTGGGCGAATGATAGAAAATCTTTTTTCAATTGCATACATAACCATTCTAAAGAAATAGTTACAGTTTCACTAGATAATGATTTAGGTATAGAAGGTTTTGAGGGAAAGGATGCATTGTACATAATTGAAGAACTTCTTCATAGAGATGTATTAATCAGACTTAAAACAATTTACATACACTCACATAATTCTTCAGCAGTTACAAATATGTACTCTGCTAAAGATTCATTTAAGAATAAATATGGTGTTGATATAATACTCCGTAGATATTAGTTAATAACCTAAGAAGTCTATTAGGCTTCTTGTGATATTAATTAAAAGGAGTTATATGTTTTGAAATTCTTAGTATGCTGGTTAGCATTAACAATGAACACCTACATGGAAGCAGGAAATCAAGGGTTTGATGGAATGCACAGAGTAGCTGATGTAGTTCACAATAGGGTTGAAGATCCTAGATTCCCAGATAATGTAATGGGTGTACTACTTCAAAAGAATCAGTTTTCATGGTCAACTGTATTAAAGACCAGAGATGAGAAAGGATTCTTGGAGTATTATAAAACTCTTGAGAAAGGAAGATTGAAGCACTACGGTGAGCTAGAAAACTTCCAAACGGCAGGAAGAGTTGCACTAATGACTCTAAAACCTGGGTATAAACCAAAGTACGAATATAAATTCTTTTACAGTGGGAATAGTAAACCATACTGGGCACAAGGAAAAGATATTCATAAATACAAAGATCACTATTTTATTAAATAAGAGGTATTAAAATGTTCTCATCTAAAAAATCACTATCTTCTATCCTTTCTTCATTCACAAAAGTTCGTGATGATCTTGTTTTGTTTTTATCTGAAAATAAAGAGAATATCACAACTGCTGAAAAAGAATTAAAGACAATGAAACAAGAACAGTCAAGTGCAGAAAAAGCACTTACAGCAGTAAAAGCTATCACTGGTGAAGAGATTATTTCTTCTAAATAATATTTGTAAACTTCTTAAAAGAAACTCACTTAATTAATCGTTTATTAAAAGGTATTTAATCATGACTAAAGCAACTGCTAAAACAACTAAGTTATCTTCTGTTGAATTTTCTTTAAAAGCAATTGGTGCTAATTTAGACCAAGCTCGAAAAGATTTAAAGAATACTAATCGTGAAATGGCAGCAGCTCGTATTGTTCGAATCCAACTTTCATCGGTATTAACTGACATCAAAAAGCAGATTCGACAAAACCAAATTGACAACAAAGGAAAGGGTTGCAACCGTGCGTTAGAATTTTCACGTCGAATGTTTGCTGACTCTTATGCTGAATCGCTATTAGCTTTAGGTGAAATTAAATTCCGACAAGCTCAAATTAAACATTTTATTAACGACACCGAAGAACATGTCCGCAATTTAGATAAAATGTTTGAAGAATTAAAGGCTGAACAAAAATGATTAATATTATTAAAGACAAATATAATCAATTATCAAATAAATACTTCAAGAAGCGTTATTTAGCGCTTCTTATCTTTTTGGTATTTGTTATTATTCTCGGTTACTTCAGAGGAATACAGTTTAAAGATTGTGTTCTAGCTCAATATGACCTAAGCCGAGATACAACTTTCCGAGTTTTAACTGGGCAATGCACTGTTACTGGAAAAGATGGTAAACAAGTGTATGTAAGTCAGCTACGTGGTATTGGTGAAGAGACAGAGGATTAAGATGTATCTAACATTAGTAGGTGATAACGGGTGGATGTTCCGAGAAGATGTACCATGCTTTGGTATGTTGTCTGAATTAGATTGTGTTGTTGAAAATGAAGATTGGGAAGATGTTTCATTAGATAACATATTTTCAGATAATCTCGATCATGTAATATATTACCCAAGTGACAGGTTTTCATCAGATTTATATATTGTAAAACAGATACGTGGTGATATGGATCAAAAGAAATTCTTAGATAAATTAATCAGTGAAGTTCTAGAGAATCCAATGAACAATGGGATGTTTGACCATATAGAGTTTGGAACCTTTATTGTACCAGAATATGAAGAAGAAGAGTGTCACATAGATAATGAAAGTGTAATGATGGAAGTCAATGGTTTTAAAATAAAAACTAAAGGCTTAAACATGCAGAAAACATTGTTGCCAGCTATGATGATTCGAAACATCCTCAATGATTATGATATAGGATTTGTATTCAACCTGCTTATCAATAAAGGTTTTGATTGGCATTTCTCTTTTATGTTATCTCAGATGTTTTATATGTGTAAAGATTACTCTGGGGAAACATATGTAAATATTGTTGACTATGATTCTACTATTTTGCCGCACTATGAAGCCACATTAGAAGATTTCAAAAACATGTGTACTGGTGATTTTAAACAAATCTACCAAGGCAATTGGGGTGATACGGAAAATGGTTACGGAAGGTTTGGTTACTACGACAGAGAATATACTGACCTGTTCGATCGTAACAAGGAAAATTTCACTTTAACTCATACTTTTTTAAGTGATGAGAAAAATGGGGAATTATTAATACCAGATGAAATATCATCAAAACAAATTACTATTGATATTTTCCTCGATTTAGCTAAAAACATTTATAAGGAGTATAAAAAATGGAGTATAGCATAGCACTTAAGAATGGAGTAAAAGGAAAAGTTTCTAATGCACCTTGTTTTGGTAAAATGGCATCTTCTGGATGGGGTGGAGTTAGAGATCGAAGACATCAAGAAATCTTAATTGGGAAGGATAATAAAAACCTACATTCTTTCATTGAATTCTCAATAGGGGATAATATATCAAATATTAGTAATTGGGAAAACAACTTAGGTGGGTTTGATTTCCTGTCAGCGGATGATATTACATTCCTATCCAAAAAAGAAAAAGCTGAAAAGAATTTAATTAAACATCTAAAAGCTATTTTTGATGATTTAAAAATCTATCAAGGTTGTATATCAGTTCACCCTATTCTGAAAGTAGTTCGAGCTCATATCAAAAATAATAAGGCTGATAAAATTATAACAGGTTTATTCTTGGCTCGTAACTTAACAACATGCGGAACTATGTCAAGGATGTACAATGACATGATTAATTGGGGATATAGACCCTCTTTCTCAGCTGTTGTAGCACATCTACTGTTTAGCAATGTAGGTGCTTTCTCTAACTCATATTCAGTCCAGTGGGTGGGAGAAACAAACTGGATTAGTCCCTTATCATTTGGTAAACAATCTTTGATTAGGCTATTATCTGGTGATTTCACTGATGATGCATTCGTTCAAGAAGAATGGAAAGATCAGGGATATTACAAAAGAGATGATGGGTTTAGTGGATCATTATCAAGATTCAATGGAAGGGGTAGGAAATTAATAGACTGCCTTAGTGTTGAAAGGGACACACATTTCTTAGATAACCCATCTAGAAGGGGTGATCATAGACGTGATGGAACTGTTGAAATAGAAATTGTTGATCATAGAGGTTTCAAAATACCTCGATTAGTTGTTGAAATGGAATCATTTCTTGTAGAAAATAATATTAACCCATTTGCTTAAAAGGTAAAATAAAATGAGCTTTAAATTAACTATTGGTTCAGATCCAGAATTACTAGGTTTTGATATTAAAACAGGTTTAATTGGATCTTTTGCTGGTCGTCTTGGAGCTAGCAAAGAAGAGAAAAAACATTTGTCTGACGATGTGCGTATTCAGGAAGATAACGTGCTAATTGAATATGATATCAACCCACATGAAACGTGGGAAGGTTTCAATGATAATATGGCTCGTGGTATTTCTGCATGTTACACTGAGGCTAATAAGATTGGAATGTCAATCGCAGAGGGTGTAAGCTCTCATATTTTCTCTAGAGCAGAACTAACGAGTTTCCACAAAAGCGCATTTATCTTTGGATGTGAACCTGATTATAATGCATTAACAGGGGCACGTAATCCAAAACCTAAAGCAGCTGATCCTGGTCTTCGAACAGCTGGTGGTCATATCCATATTGGCTTTGAGGGTGAATTAGATGTAACACAGATGAATCAAAGTATTCTTGGTGTTATGTGTGACTTCTTCTTGGGTGTTCCATCATTATTATTAGATAATGATGATCGTCGTCGTGAGTTGTATGGTAAAGCTGGTGCTTGTCGTTATAAGACATATGGTATTGAGTATCGTACATTGTCTAATTTCTGGATTGCTAAGGAAGATAATCGTCGATGGGCTTGGGATCAAGCACATAAGGCTTTTGGTGCTCTGAAAGAAGGTTCTTTTAAAGAACTGGTAGCAAAAGTTGATCCAAAAGAAATCCAGCGTGTTATCAATGATAATGACAAACGTTCAGCAGAAGCATTGATTAAATTATTAAAGGTAATGTAAAATATGTTAGCCGATGATTTCAATATGTATTATAGTGGAACATATGTCGGACTAAAAACAGATGAGGGGCTAGTCCCCTTTTATGTTGAAAGTGTCTATAATGATGATTCCATTCTTGATTTTGATAACATGTCAAGATCTGAACGACGTGATATGGAGTTTAGTGTGGAAGCTGAGAACGCTTTAGTTTTCACTGGATATAGAATCACTTCAGATGGAAGACAGCATTCTACACAAGTACCAATGACTTCTGAGAACCTTGTTCTTGATCCACCTGATTCACATTATACTGTGTATAATAACAACCCATACTGGATTACTTATTCTTCATGTCGATCAACTAAGAAAGGTATTAATGATCGTAAATTAAGAGGTTATCCTACTTTTAGTCATCGATTTATGTATGCTTTTTATCAACCTCAGACAGATGATAGAATCATTAATGAGGTGTTCTTTAAACGTGATAATGGTGATATTGATTACAAGGGAGCAAAGATTGGTACAAAAGATGGTGAAACCATTACAATCTTCAGTGAAGCAAAATATCTTATCCCTTATCTAAATGAAGGATTCCCAGAATGCCAGGTAATTATAGAGGATTAAGGTGGTCTAACAATAACTCATCAACACAGACAAGATCAGTCAGAAGTTCAACACCATTTTATAGTCGAAGAGAAGTTGATTCTAGACAAAGAAATGTTACTCATAATGAACAAACAACTGATAATGATATCTCGTCTATGATCTATGCTTCTCCAAGCCTAGTAGACTGGAATGAATTCGTTGGAAGAATGACAACACAACCTGTCGAAGAGATTCGTACTCAGTCTGACGAAGATTCCATCGATATTGAAGTTCCAGTGGAAGAACCACAAGATGAGATTATTGATGATGATTATTTGTATGGATCACCTGAAGATCAAGAAATAGAAGAACCTGAACCAACACAATCAGGAAATTATCAAAGTGGTCTTTTTGGTTTTAATATACCAAGAAGAAGTAGAACAATCCCAAATCAACCAATTTCAGGAAACACAGAGGTTATAACAATGCCAACAGTTGCTAGCACTTTTGGAATGAGAGCTAGTTATCCAACAATTGAAAGTCATCCTTTGATTGTAGGTACTAATTTAGCGGGTGTAGAGATTGAACTAGAAAATCTAGGAGAAGTATCTCATCCAAGATTCCAATATTGGTCTTCAAAAGAAGATGGTTCACTTCGTAACGGTGGTATAGAATATGTGTGCTCATCTCCTTGGGGAGGTCGAGATTTATATAATGCAGCAATTGAGATTGATTCATTTCTCTTCAATAATGCACCAGATGAAACATGGAGATGCTCAACACATGTTCATGTTGATGTCCGTGATATGACAGAAGAAGAAGTCAAGAAAATGATTCTTGCTTATTTATTCTATGAACGACCACTGTTCCGTTGCTCTGGGTTCCATCGATATCGTAATAATTTCTGCGTAGCTTTAGGGTTCGCTCAGGAATATATTGATGTTTTATCAGATAGTTGGAATAAAGAAAACTTTTTATCTCATGTAGTTGTTAACTGGAACAAGTACACAGCAATGAATCTTTGTCCAATGACTTCATTTGGATCTATTGAGTTTCGAATCTCTGAAGCTAAGTGGCGTAAAGGGAAACTAATTCGATTAGTAAATAGATTCTTGTCATTAAAAGAAATTGCAAAGAATTTTGAAGGAACCGATGAAGAGTTTTTAGAAATGCTTAATAGTACACCTATTGAGAAAGTAATTAGAAAAGGCTTACCTAAAAAGTGCCCAGATTTCTCTAAAGACCTAAGTATTGGTTATAAACTATGTAATGATATTCTATCTCGTAGTAAAATCCGACGTAGGACTATCACAACTCTTATCCCAGAAGAGACACAAATTCAGGGTGATAGAACATATAATATGACCAGAGGTTCTTATCATACAGCAGGTTGGGAACACACAAGAAATTCGATTTCATCAAGAACTGAATATCGATTACCCGATAGTAAACCTTTATTACCAACATTCTCTTGGGTAAATAAAATTCAGACCATTATGAATTCATTAGATTCAACGTTTGAACCTGGTTGGTTCTTCAGAGATCCAGAAGTTCTACAAGAATATCTAAACTGGCGACGTACTCTTTAAAGTAGATACCCCTAGAAATAGGGGTTAAATTGTGTTTAAAATTAAATGTAAAACAAGGATTATTAAATATGTGTGGTATTGTGCTAGCTGGAACAAAAACTACCTTAACTGTTAATGAAGTTGGAATTTTCCAGAAGTTACTATTCTGTGATACATTCCGAGGGGAGCACTCAACAGGAGTTTACTCTGTCTTTAAAGATGGAAAAGATTTAGATTTAATATGGGCTAAGGAAGCAATTCCTGGTGATCAGTTCTCTAGATCTCCACTATTCAAAGAAGTAAGTGAGAGAGAGGAGTATACACCTATTTCAACAGGTAAAGCCTATACTAAATCAACAGTAAGACCAAGTATTATGGTTGGCCATAACCGTTATGCAACTCAAGGTGCAATTAATGCTAAGAATGCCCATCCGTTCACACATGGACATATCACATTGGTACATAATGGTACTTTAATTGATCAAGGACTATTACCTGATAGTAAAGACTTTGAGGTTGATAGTGAAAACATCTGTCATTCTATTGCAAAAATTGGAATTGATGAAACAGTTCAGAAACTAGATGGTGCCTTCACTCTAGTTTGGTTTGATGATAATGAAAAAACATTAAACATTTTACGAAATGAAGAACGACCTTTTCATTTAGCAGAAACTAACACTGGTGAATGGTATGGTGCTTCTGAAGAAGAAATGTTGATGTGGATTCTAAATCGTAAGAAGTATTCTCCAACAGTAAAACGCCACTTTGAATGTGAAGTAGGTGTTCAGTATATCTTTGATGCCACTAACATGACATTAAAGGAGGAAAAGAAGCATACGCTTCCTACCTTTCCCAAATACTCGTACTGGAACCGTAATTACGATGATGACAACCTTTATAACTATGGCAACTATAGTAAAAAATCTTTTCCGAACAAAGTAGATTCAAAAGACCCACATTCCGGTGTTAATGGGATCATCAAATCAGTTCTTCCAAATAAGAAGATAGGTGATCGTATTATCTTTGAAGCATTAGATATTCGACCATATGGAAGAAATTCTGACAGAGCACAGCTTATTGGTTGGATTAATGATGGAGAAGAATACATCGAAGTTCAGTGCCACGGTATTCGACCAGAAGAAGTCGAGAAAGAGAAATCATACTCGGCAGAAATTACTTCAGCATATTACATGAATTACTGTGTTCATTTATTGGTTAAAGATTTAAAAAATCCTAATGATGTAATCCGTATGGATACAGCGGCGGTTCTTTTTGATTTTAATAAAAAAATAAAAAAAATTCCGGAATATGTTGACGATACTGTTGAAGAAATCATTAGTGATCCAATGGATGATACTCCTACACAAGAGCTTACTACTGTGACGGGTGAAACCTTCACAGAACAGCAATGGATTCGTAAGGGTGATATGCAAACTTGTGCTAACTGTAGTTCACCAATTGATTTTGAAGACATACCAGATGTTGTTATTGTTCACGATGTTGCTTTTTGTTGTGAAGAATGCTACACTGAAGTGATGGGTACTCATATTGATAGTAAGGTGGTCGAAAAAGAAGTATGTCGATTTTGCGCAAAAGAATTCGATCCATCAGAAATGTCAACAACAGATGCCTCATGCTGTAAAGAATGTGAAAAAGTCTTCAAGTCAAGCCAAACAGGTGGTGACACAGCTTTTCGTAAAACCCTTAGAAATGGTTTCAAAGTTTCTAAAAGTAATTGGGAAAAGATGAACGAATGTAGTTCTTGTTTCCATCGAATCCCTTGGAGTGAAGCACCACTAACAGCATTTCAGGGACAGAAACCAATTTGCCCAAATTGTCAAGGAGTAGTTTAAAATGGAAGAAATGAAAGAAGCAAAAGTGTTGCGTCTTGACAAGCCAGTTGTAGTCCGTAAGATGCCAATGACAGATCATGGAAGTGATCTTCTTAGAGCTGTACGTGATTACCAAGTTAAGGTGTACAAAGAAAAGAAAGGAGAGGATGTAATAATTCCATTCCCTGTCAGTATCTATATGATGCTTAATGAATATTGTCATATGAAAGGTATTAAACCATAATGGTTTCTCAAAAAAAGCTGTTGAAACGAGATGTTAATACTTTAAGACGTTTATTAGAAGGGAGATTATTCTCCCAGTTCTATGTATATAAAGAAATTATAAATGCAAAAACACCTCTTGAATTTAAAGCTGCAATGAATAGGTATGTAAATTTAGAGGAAAGTATTAACAAGTTAACAATGCGGTTAACAAGAAAAGAAAACGAACTAAAACTTCAAACTAAAGGTAAATAAAATGTCAAGATTAGCAATTTTCTCTCATGCACCATCAGATACAGTAAACCTCATCCGTGAACAAATTAACGGAATGGATGGTCAACGAATTATTAAATTACGATCCACTGGTTCGACTTTCCGAGGACGCAGAGGAGATCTGATTGTTAACTATGGTTCTTCTTCTTTACCAGAAAGTGTAATTGGTAGTGCAAGAGTATTAAACCATCCACAAGCTATTTCTAACGCTTCAAACAAACGGACAGCAATGAATATTCTTCGTGAAAATAATATTCCAATTGTTGAAAGTACAACTGATCGTGAGGAAGCACAACAATGGATGGATAATGGCTCAGTTGTATATGCACGAACACAACTGCAAGGACATTCTGGTGCTGGTATTGTAGTATGTGCTAATGAAAATTTATTATCACAACTATCAGATATCGGATCTTCCGTTGAAACAAGTACATCTTTGGTTAATGCCAACTTATACACGAAGGGGTTGACAGAACAACGTCGTGAATTCCGAATCCATGTGATGAATGGTGTTGTTACCTATGTACAACAAAAACGTCGTCGTGATGGATATCGTGAAATGGAAGAGTACAGCAATGTTGTACGAAACTATCACACAGGTTGGATTTATGCTACCCAAAACGCTGATGTAATTGATAGTGCCAAAGTCGCAGCAGTACAGTCCGTAAATGCATTAGGACTAGATTATGGTGCTGTTGATGTTATTACACGTATGGATAATTGCTGGGTCTTAGAAGTTAATACAGCTCCAGGAATGACAGGAACAAATCTGGAAACATTCTGTAACAATATCATTCGTGTAAAGAATGGTGAGGAACCAGAGGGTATATCTGTTGATATGCAAGATCTTGTTGATGAGATCAATGGTAATGAGAACCCTGAAGATTTACCACTTACAAACGAGAACTGGACTGGACGATTTGTTCGATTAAAACCAAATGTATCTGTTGAAATGGATGCAAGACCACTTTGTCAAAATATTGGTTTAGTGATGAGTGTACATGAAGACGGAAGATTAATTCTTTGTGTTTATAACCACCGACGTGATTCTGTACATAGTCTAAATAGAATCTTCGTTTCTAGAGATGATGTCGAATCCTTTGTAACTCCAAGAACATTTACACAAGATCAAATTAATACCTATGGATTAAGAATTGGTTCTGTTTATGAAGTAAATGGAGATAAGTTTATTGTTATTAAACCTCTTAGAAACCATAGAATTTCATCTACTAGACTACCAGCAACAGGTTGGCACACATCTGGTGTTGAGCATGATCTGAACAGAGTCAGTGTGACAAATGTGTGTGACTCTGGAGTATTGGACTTATCTGTACCAATTGTGGGTAGCAATGTTTTTGTTAATCCACATACGCTTGGTCAAAATGAAAGACAAATCCGTTTAGGATTAACTAATGCTATGAGGAGATTAGCTAATTCTGGAACTATTATGAAGGTTAGTTCTATAAACGGAGGTGGTGTATATCATCTATTAGATGTATTTGATACTTACGCTTATGTATCAGATGTAGTGGTAGGAATTACTGAGAGTAATATTGAAACCTTCGCTGAAGAGGCTAGAGCTGAGTATGAAAGGCAACAAGCTGAAGAAGAGCGTATCCGATTAGAAGCTGAAGCTGAAATAGCTAGACAGTTAGAAGAAGCAGAAAGAGTATCAGCGGGATTAACTAACAACGGAATTTACTTATTATCTGTTAATGGTGAAAACTCAGTAGGTGTTTACAAATCAGAGTTAAGACACTTTGAAATCGTAGCTTGGGAAATCCCTGTTGATTTAACTGATTGTACAGTTGGAGATCTTTTAGGTGAATTACAAACTGACTAACGGTGAAGATGTACAACTGAGAACTAATAGCGAAGCAGCGATATTTTGTTACTTGATTGCCCCTTTTAAGGGGCTTTCCTTTGACGGACAAGTTCCAAGAATCACTGTAACTCCTGCAGTTGAACACATTATTAAGGTTCAGAAACGTTTATATAAAAATAAACAGGAGTCTGAACAAAACAAGCGTTTATTAGAGATGTATTTACGAGAGCAAGAAGATGCTTTTGGTAATGCATGGATTAATGACGACATTCCATTTTGAGGAAAAGATGATATCATACAGCGTTATTGAAAAAACAGAAAATATTGAACTTGTAAATGTGAGAACATCTGATAAAGATCAGGATATTGCATTAATAAAAGATCAAGTGGCTATCATACCTGTAATGCAACAAGATAATCCAAAAAATAATTTTGTTGTAATAAAAGAGGGGAAGAATGCACTATTAGATATCCCTATCCTTTCTTCCCACTCAAAAACAAAAGACAAAAAAGATCCTTATGAAGTAGCAGAAGATCTTATGAAATCTTTACAGATCAATGGAAACACTGAACTGATTGGAAAGTTAGTCATAAATACAGATTTAGTACCCACTATAACGTATGTATTTATTGTCCACTTAGAAGGTAATGATTTATCAAGTATTACTACTCTGGGTAAAACACTTTCTAATCTAGAAACATGTTGTCAAAATTCAAAAATCTTAATTGAATCCTCATTAGCTTATGCTGTAAAGCACTTATCAAAGGATTTAGAATTATGAGTATCACTTTGAATAATAGAGTTAAAATAGAAATATTAAACTCTTTCATTAATAAAAAATTAAAGATATTATATAAAAACTGGAAAGGTATTACTTCACTAAGAAACATAGAGGTAAGATCTATATGGAAAGGTGAAACAGAGTATCACAAAGGTGAACAGTATTTTGTAACAGCTCTAGATTTAGATAAAAATAAAACTAGGGACTTCGCAATTAATGATATTATAAATATTCCATTAGGAGAAGATATGCCAATTACATATAAATACAAAGTAGGTTTAAAGAATGGTGATCTAGTGTCAGTAAAAGCAGAGAGATCTATCTCTGATGATACTTGGACTCATTTTTATAATGGAGATAACAGGCACGACGAAAAGAACTTCGTTGCAGTTTTTCGTTCATCTGAAATCTTATACATTACTAAAGAGATTAAATAAAAATGAATAAATATGTTATAACACGTTTCTATAATAATGCAGATCCAATAGAAATTGAAGCGAGTTTCTATGCGGAAGAGGGTAGCGGATTTGTGTTCTATGTAAAAGATGAAGAAGGAATAAGCCATAAAAAGGCATTCATTACAAAAGCTGCAGTCATGATGATTGAAAAATTAGATAAATAAGAATTGATCAGGGAGATTATTAATGGAACAACAAGGAATGTTAGTTACTAAACGTGATGGAAGTCAAGAGCCTCTGGATCTGGAAAAGATTCACAAAGTAGTAACATGGGCTTCAGAGGGTTTAAATAATGTATCTGTGTCTCAGGTAGAATTAAGGGCACAGATTCAGTTTGCACCAAACATGAAGACCTCAGATATCCATGAAACACTTATAAAGAGTGCAGCAGATTTAATTAGTGAAGAGTCTCCTGATTACCAATATCTTGCAGCTCGTTTATCTATTTTTAATCTGAGAAAGAAAGCTTATGGAGGCTATAAACCACCTAAACTTTATGATCATATTAAAAAATTAGTAGGAATGGGTAAATATGATGCTCACATTCTTGAGGATTACTCTGAGAATGAGATTAACATGATGGATGATTTCATTGATCATGACCGAGATTTAGACTTTGCTTACGCAGCTGTTAAACAGTTGGAAGGTAAATATCTTGTACAGGATCGTGTTAGTGGTGATATTTATGAGAGTGCTCAATTCTTGTATATGCTAGTTGCAGCTTGTCTATTCTCCAAATATAGTGGAGAAAAGAGAATGAAACTTATTCGAGATTTCTATGATGCAACTTCCACTTTTAAACTATCATTACCAACACCTATCATGGCTGGTGTAAGGACTCCAACACGTCAGTTTAGCTCTTGTGTATTGATTGAAGCTGGTGATAGTTTAGATGAGATTAACTCTGCATCTAATGCTATTATCAAATATGTATCACAGCGAGCTGGAATAGGTATTAATGCTGGAGCAATTCGTGCTCTTGGAAGTCGTATCAGAGGAGGGGAAGCTTTCCATACAGGTGTTATACCTTTCTACAAACATTTCCAAACAGCAGTAAAATCTTGTTCACAAGGTGGAGTACGTGGTGGTGCTGCTACATTATTCTATCCTCTCTGGCATTTAGAAGCCGAAAGCTTACTCGTGTTACGAAATAACAGAGGTGTAGAGGAGAACAGGGTTAGACATTTAGATTATGGTGTTCAAATTAATAAAACACTTTATAATCGTTTAATCCAAAATGGTAATATCACATTGTTCAGTCCTTCTGATGTACCTGGACTCTATGAATCATTCTTCAGTAATCAGAAACAATTCGAAGCCTTATACCATCAATATGAAAATGATGATAGTATTAGGAAGAAAGTTGTTAGAGCTGTAGATTTATTCTCAACCCTGATGCAAGAAAGGGCTTCAACAGGCCGTATCTACATTCAGAATGTTGACCACTGTAATACACATAGTCCATTTGATTCAGAAGTAGCTCCTATTAAGCAGTCAAACTTATGTTTAGAGATTGCACTTCCAACTAAGCCAATGAAAGATTTAAAAGATGAAGATGGTGAGATTGCATTGTGTACTTTGTCTGCTTTCAATCTTGGTAAAATCGAAAATCTCGAAGAATTAGAATACTTGTCTGAGTTGATTGTCCGTGGTCTTGATTCTCTATTAGATTATCAAAACTATCCAATCATTGCAGCTGAGTTATCTTCTAAGAGACGAAGAACTTTAGGTGTAGGTGTTATTAACTTTGCGTATTATTTGGCTAAGAATGGAGTTAAGTACTCTGATGGTAGTGCAAATAACTTGACTCACCGAACATTTGAAGCAATACAGTATTATTTATTGAAGGCTTCTAATAAATTAGCAAAAGAGTTTGGTGCTTGTGAATTATTCAACGAGACAACCTATTCAAAAGGTATTCTTCCAATTGATACTTATAAAAAAGATATTGATTCCATTGTGACTGAAAAACTTCACATGGACTGGGAAACCTTAAGAAAAGATATTGTTGAGAATGGATTAAGAAACTCCACATTAACAGCGTTGATGCCATCAGAAACATCTTCTCAGATTTCAAATGCCACTAATGGTATTGAGCCTCCTAGAGGTTTTGTTAGTGTTAAAACTTCTAAAGACGGAATCTTAAAACAAGTTGTTCCAGAGTTTGACAAACTTAAAGATAACTATGAATTATTATGGAGTATCCCAAATAATAGTGGCTATTTACAACTTGTTGGTATTATGCAGAAGTTTGTTGACCAAGCAATTTCAGCTAATACTAATTATGATCCTAAACGATTCCAAGATGATAAAGTTCCAATGAATCAGTTGTTGAAAGATTTATTGATGGCTTATAAGTTTGGACTCAAGACTCTATACTATCAAAACACAAGAGATGGAGCTGAAGATTCTCAGGAAGATTTAGATTCAGATTGTGAAAGTGGGGCTTGTAAAATTTAATTTATAGAGGGGTTTATTCCCCTCTTTTATTATGAGGTAATAATGTCTAAAAAATATACAACATTCTCACAAGTGAAAAACAACCAACTTGAAGAACCAATGTTTTTAGGTCAGAATGTTAACGTTTCTCGGTATGATCAACAGAAATACCCAATCTTTGAGAAGTTAATAGAGAAGCAATTATCATTCTTTTGGCGACCAGAAGAGGTAGATGTAAGTCAAGATAGAATTGATTACATGAAACTTCCAGAGCATGAAAAACATATCTTTATTAGTAACTTAAAGTATCAAACACTTTTAGACTCTGTTCAAGGCAGATCTCCTAATGTTGCATTACTACCTATTGTATCAATTCCAGAGTTAGAGACATGGATTGAAACTTGGTCATTCTCTGAAACAATCCACTCTCGTTCTTATACACATATTATTCGTAATATTGTAAACGATCCATCTATTGTGTTTGATGATATTGTCGAGAATGAAGAGATTAAAAAGAGAGCTACTAGTGTTTCTAAGTATTATGATAATCTAATCAATTACAACAACTTAGTAAGTATTTATGGTTATGGTAATTACAAAGATAAAGAGGGTGTTGTCAAAACCTTATCTTTTCGTGAACATAAGAAATTAATTTATCTTTGCTTAATGAGCATTAATATTCTAGAAGCAATTCGATTCTATGTCAGTTTTGCATGTTCCTTTGCGTTTGCAGAACGTGAACTAATGGAAGGAAATGCTAAGATTATTAAATTAATTGCTCGTGACGAAGCTTTGCATTTAACAGGAACACAACACACTTTAAATATATTGGCATCAGGTAAAGATGATGAGGATATGGCATCTATTGCCTCTGAATGTCAAGAGGAGTGTATCAAGATGTTCTTAGACTCTGCTAATCAGGAAAAAGAATGGGCTAAGTATTTATTCTCTAAAGGATCTATGATTGGTTTGAATTATGACATCTTATCTTCGTATGTAGAGTATATCACAAACATTCGAATGAGAGCTGTTGGATTACCAGTCCTGTTCGAATCTAAATCAAACCCTATCCCATGGATTAACTCTTGGTTAGTGTCTGATAATGTACAAGTTGCCCCACAAGAAGTTGAAGTAAGTTCTTATTTAGTAGGTCAAATTGATTCTAAAGTTGACACTTCTACATTACTAGATTTTGAATTATAATTTTCCGAGCCTCCTAACGGGGGCTATTTTATATTATAAACATATCAAATAGAGGAATATTAAATGTACATGTTGATGTATAATAAGAGCTCAATTACACATATTTTTAGTGATGAGAATTTAGAAAAAGTTGAAGAAGAATTTATAAAGGATATTTGTACAGGTGTATTAGAAAGCCTAACATACGCCTATAGGTTTCTTAAATTAAAAGTAACAGATGAACATTTATTAAAATTAATAATCAGATCTAAAATGTGTAATAGGTTTATCATAGAAAAAGATGACAAAGGTGTTTTAATAGATCTAACAGATGATTATTCTAAAAACATTACTATGAAAAATATGCCATATAGAAAAGTGAGTGTTATCTTTAAAGATGGATCTGTTATGGATTATGGTAACTGGCATGAGTGCTTTATAGATTCAAACTTCATAGAGAGAGTAAAAGCTATACATGAAGAAAGGTTTCCTTCTTTCAAAGGAGTGGAAGATGTTTCAGTGTCAGGTGTAAATGGAAACGCAGACTTGAGAGTAAGCATACCAAATCAAAAGACTCTAAATAAACTACTTGGATTTATTAAAAGTAGTGAAATTTATGAAAATATAAATAATAGAGGATGATATGTATAGAATAACTCATTCCTTATTCGGAACAGAGAAATATAAATCTGAATCATTAGAAGAAATAGAAAATTTTATAATAAATGAAGCTATAGAGTGTGTCACATCTGCTCTAAGCTCTGCTTTCTCTGTAAATAAATTAGATATCCATATTTGCAAGAAGTATATAGTTCGGGTTCTTATGGATGCAAAAACTAAATTTAGAAAAATATATTTTAATGATGTTGATATAACAAAAAATATTATAAATGTTCTGTATTTTCAATCTCACTTATACAAAAGTATATATATGATTAAAAAATCAGGAGAAAGGGTTGATTTTGGAAGAATTCCATCATATTATATAAACCCTACTCAAGAATCTTTATTCAAAAGACAGGTTGATTTTGAAGTTGAAAGTATTGAATATGAGGAAATTTCACAAAGATCTGGAGGAACTGGAGGCGTTATGGTTCTATATAGCGAAGATCAGTTCAAAAAAATACTTGATGGAATTTATAATCATAAGAGAACAAAAGGTATGATTATAGAAGGAAGAGATTTCAATACCCCTGAAAACAACTAAGTAATTTGGAGATAATATGTTCTTGGTTAAACACTCTACTATGGGATTGATAAAGTATGAAACAGATAGTTTAGAAAAAGCTATAGATTTCATAGTTAAAGAGACAGTAGAAAATATGTCTCTTACGATAAAACAAATGTTCATGGGTATGAAGGAACTAGAAATATCAAAAAGATACCTAACCCTTCTCTGCCTGGATTCCGTAATAAAATTCAGAGAAATTTGTGAGATTGTGGATGGTAAAAGTGTTAAATTATCTAGTAATCATATAAACTCAGTAACACTAGAACATTGTACATGTGAGAATGTATATGTAACAGATGAAGAAGGGACAGAATTCCTAGCTGATACAATCGTTAGTTTTAAAAAAGATAAAACATATGAAGATTTTTATAAAAAATTATATGCTGAAGGTAGAGGTGTTGTAGAATACCGAAATGCTGGTTTCAGTATAAACACAAGAGTCGGACTAGTATCAGAGGATCTGTTAAATAAAATATTAGATATGATATATAATGATAAAAGATTATCTGATTTTAACTTTATACGTTGAAAATAAGAATCTTATATATCATCAGGAGTTTGAATGTACCAAATAAGAAGTATAGATGGTAAGCATGTTTGGGTGGATAACTTGGATATGCAAAGGCTTGAAACATTATATTATGATCTTGTGATAAGTGCTCTAGGTAGTCAACTTTCTTTCATATCTTGTTATAAAGAGATGGTGGATATATACCCAGTTTCTAAAGAATTGATTTTACAATCATTAAAACCATGTGTGACTATATTTGATAATAAATCAAAAACTGATGTGACACATATATTTGGTTCTAATATAAAGGATGATGGAACCTATTACTCAGTAAAAGCTGATTTTGTTGGATCACATGGTCATCATATTAGGAGATATATGGAAGATCATATGGAGTTTGTAAATAGTCACCATAGAAGACCTATTAGGGTATATGACTCTGGTTTATATACACAAGATAGAAGAGTGATAGGTGACAGAGTTATTTCTCCTCCAAGTGAAGGAATATTAGATTGCTCATATTCTCCACCAGACTCAAACAGATTAGTTTTGAATGAAGATAGTTTTAATAAATTATTAACAAAACTAAAAGATAAACACAGTTTTTTCAATTACGATTTTTAAAAATAAGGTATAATGATGTCTAAAGATATTAAAAAACTAGCTCCAAAAGAAGGTAACACTTTTATCGCAACTTATGGATCTCTTCGATTAGGAATGGAAAATTTCCGAGTAAATGCAAGAGGTGAAGGAGTTCATATTGGAACTGGTCGAACAGTAGATAATTTTAATTTATATGCTTATGCAAGCTCTTATTTTCCTAGCGTGTCTTTAGTTCATAATGACAATGATAAACAAGTTGTTGTTGATGTATTTGAAGCACCTATAAGTGGAATGGAAGGTGCTTATGATGCATTGGAAGGCTTCTATGAGAAAGATAGTCCACAGAATTTCTACAATCGATCAATTGTTGAAATTAAATTAGATAATGGTGATATATTAGATGCTTGGATCTACCATATTGATGAAGAGCAACCTACTCTTGTAGAGTCTGGTGATTGGGTTGAGTACAAACGTAAGTAATAACTGAGAATATAATACAGAGGGTGAGAAATGTCTTTATTTAAAACTGGTGATTCAGTAGTTGTTTCAAATAATAATCTACTAAGTTATTGTACGAGGGGTGTTGTATTAAAAACACTTGACAAGAAAGGTTTAGTTTTAGTGTCATGGCTGGACGGAGCTCCACCACTTCGGATCAAGGAAGACAATCTATCAAAAATAGAACTTTTAATCAAATATTCTCCAGTATTTATTTTAGGCGGAGTTAGATCAAAATCTGGACTCTTCGACACTAAAGAAGAAGCTCAAGAAATAATCAATAGATACCAATATACCAAAGACTTAGGATTAGACTTGGATTTTGATATCGAAGAAGAAGAAGTTTATACAGGTGGCGGGGTGCCTTTCACCCTCTAATTAAATCTCAGGGAAGAAATAATGTCAAAACCATACGGAAATAAAATAATTTTAGGTGATAGTGCCTGTCCTACTTGCCGTTCTAGGGGTCACGATAAGACAGGCAACCATTTGATTCATATGAGAAATGAAGATAATGGTGAGGAGTGGGCAACATGTAACAGATGTGGTCACTATGAAGAGATCACCGAATCAAATAAAGAAGAGTTCGAGAAAATTAGAAAAGTCCAGGTTGAATTATCCCCTGAAGAACTCAAAGAGGTTCTTTCAGAGGTAGAGGAGCTTCCGATAATGGAACTGACCTCTAGGGGTATTAATAAATCTGTAGCGGAACGATATGGGGTTAGAGTTGGCTTATCAGCAACAAACAGAGAGGTAATCTCTCATTTTTACCCTAAAGAAAAAGACGGTGTAATCACTGCATACAAGATTAGGAACTTAGATCCAAAAGATTTCTACTCTATAGGAAATGGTAGAGAGTGTGATTTCTTTGGCGAAAGCCAATCAATATTAGGTGATGTATACAGTCGTAAATTATTCATCTTTGAAGATGAGTTATCTGCTATGTCTGGTTTTCAAGTATTGGTTAGTAGTGGTAAAACAACATACAAACCAGCTTGTGTAGCTCTTCCTAATGGTTCAAAATCTATTGCTACAACTTTTTCAAGACGTAGGAAATATTTAGACTCTTTTGATGAAATTGTTATCTGTATGGATAATGATGAAGCAGGAGAAGAGGCAGTAACAGCAGCTCGTGCAATGTATCCAGGAATTAAGATTGCTAGAATACCGAAAGGTAAAAAGAAAGATGGCAGTCCTATGAAAGATGCAAACGATATGTTAATGGAGGGTCGTGGTGTTGAACTTAATAATCTCTTAAGATTCAATGCAGCCAAAGAATCTCCAGCTGGTTCTGCTACAGTCTCTGAATGTCTAGAGGATGCTCTGAAGAAGCCTGAATGGGGTATGGATTACCCTTGGAAGGGGTTAACAGAGCTCACCTATGGTATTAGATATGGAGAGATGATTGCAGTTGGTGGTGGAGTGGGTGGTGGTAAGACACTATTAGCACATGAATTAACTGCTTGGTTGATTAATAAATATCACCAGAAAGTTGGTGTGTTTATGTTAGAAGAAACTACTGGCAATACATTAAAAAATATTGCTGGTAAATCTGCTAATGTGCCTTTCCATAGACCAGACGTTGAATTTGATCCTGATTTATTAAAATCTGAAATCTTGAAATATGATGGAAATCTTTTCTTATATCGAAATTATGGTCAAAACGACTGGGAAGATATTAAGAGATGTATCAGGTTCTGGGTTGTAGAGCACGGTGTTAAATTTATTTTCTTAGATAATATCACAGCATTAGTCTCTCATCTAACAGCCACTGAGATTAATACAGAGGTCGCTAGAATTGGTGTTGAATTATCTGGAATGTGTAATGAATTAAACTTCACAGCTTATGTTTTCAGTCATTTAAATCCACCAAAAGGTGGTGCTCCACATGAAGAAGGCGGTCAGGTTCAAGAGGTTCAATTTACTGGATCTCGTGCTCTTATGAGATTCTCTCAAGTTATTCTTGGTTTTGAGAGAAATAAGCAAGGTGAAGGTGATTGTAAAAACTTATCACAAATCAGGCTATTGAAAGAGCGTAACTTTGGTCAAACAGGTGTTATACCAACTATATATAACCCTGTTACTGGAAGATTAAGACAACGAACTGACGATGAGTACGACCCAGAGCATCCATTTGAACTACCTGGATATGAATCAGAGAGTGATAGTGGTTACTCACCTGATGGTGATCCTTCATCAAAACCTTTCTAAGGAGTATGTATGAGAATTGCTGTGACTGATATTGAAGCAAACGGATTGTTCAATACGGTTGATAAGTTTCATTGCGCTTGGATTATTGATCCACTTTCAGGGGAGAGGAAAGGTTATAGACCTGACCAATTCTCTGACTACTGTGACGATTTGTCAAATTATGATTTGGCAGTTTTACATAATGGTATCGATTATGACTTCTCTGCAATAAAGAAACTGAATCCAAGTTTTAATCCACCTCCAATTTTTGATACCCTAGTTCTATCTAGGATGTTAGAGCCTGATAGAATCCAAGGACACTCCCTCGATTCTTGGGGGAAGGTTCTGGGTATTAATAAAATGGAGTACGGCAAAGATAACCCAGAGCAATGGGAAGTGTTTGACGAAGAAATGTTTGTTTATTGTGAACGAGATGTTGAGGTAACTGAGAGGTTATATTTACATCTTTGTGAATTAGCAGGTTTCGATCCAAAAGATCCACCTAGAAGTATTTTCGATTATCAGATGATCGAAGATATGTTTAAGTAGGATATCTGTAAGGGTATCCTATTATTAACACTAATATATTATGTCAACATTACTATAAAGGAATTTTTAATGTCATTATTATCTTCAAAACAAATACATAAACTAATTGATGATGGTGTAATTGATGGTTTACACGAAAACGTAAATAGTTCATCTTTAGATATCAGAATTGGTAATAAGATTTTAATTGAATCACCAGAAGTTATTGAAGCTGTTACCACTACTGGTATGACTCTATACAAAGATTCAATTCGATTAGATCCAATTGATATGGATAATAAAAAATCCCCAGAATTCAAAGAAGTTGAGATTCCAGAAGAGGGTTTAATTATTCACCCAGGTGATTTCTTCTTAGCACACACTATTGAGACTTTCAATTTACCAAATAATATTTCATGTGAGTTTAAGTTACGATCTTCTGTGGCTCGTTGTGGTTTACAACATATGCTGGCAGGTTGGTGTGATGCTGGTTGGCACGGAGCACAACTTACCATGGAATTTAAAAATGAATTAAAATACCATCGTTTACTATTAAAACCAAATATGAGAATTGGACAAATGGTATTCTTTGAGCATGAGCCTGTAGATGATAAAGATAGTTATGCAGTTAAGGGTAACTACAATGGGCAAAAAGGTGCTACTAAAGCTTTCACAGGCACTGGTCACACTACTGAATTAATTTAAAAATTACCCCTTCGGGGGTTTTATTGAGGGTATAATTTTGAAAAAACTTATTAAATTTTACAGCACCAATTGTTCTCCTTGCAAAGCTATGGCTCCTGTTGTTGAAGATGTACTTGAGGGTACAGATATCAAATTAGAAGAGGTAGCAATTGACTCTGATGAAGGGTTAAAGAAAGCTAGTGAGTTAGGTATCAGGGCAGTACCAACATTTATCTTTACAGTTGATGGACTAGCTAAGGGTATGAAATCTGGTGTTATGACAAGGGATGAATTATCCAAATTTGTAGGTTTGTAAGATAAGGAGGCCAAGGATGGCACTTTTAGGTTATTTACACAGGGACATGTTAAATCGTGTCCTAAAATATGGTGATTATGTAGTTTGGAGTAATGGTAAGTATAATCAGAAAATGAAGATTGGATCTGTCATTGACTCAACTCCTATGAAAGTCAGAATTAATGTTATTGATGAAAATCGAACAACACTAGCAAAACCCACTAATATGATTGTTATTACAGATCAGATTAGGGCTAACATTGAGGGAAATGTTGGTGTTAACATGGATTTAGAGGCAACTAGAAATAAGGAGATTAAATAATGGCTAGAGATATGATTCGTTCAAGACCATCACTAAGACGTGAATCCAATTCAAACTTCCTTCAAGAGTTTGTTGGTAATTGTACACTACTGCATGTCAAATCTAAAAATTATCACTGGAATGTAACTGGGCCTGAATTCCCTGGTTTACATGAAATGTTTGATGATTTGCAGAAACAAGCAATTCGATGTTCCGATGAAATCGCTGAACGTATGCGAGCTTTACAAATGTGTGTTGACGGAAGGGCAAGCAAATACATTGAAGATTCTTGGTTTGCAGAGGGTAAACATGATTCATCTGCTGGTGAGATGAAACAAGATTTGTTAAACTCTCTTGAGGCAATTTGTGAAAGAACTATTGCCTATTTGAATTCAGATGAAACAGATCCTATAACAAAAAGTTTGTTAGAAAACTGTTGTGCTGAACTAAGTAAATATGCATATTTTGTTAGATCTAGTATCTAAGGAGATCAAGATGGTTGTAGTAATTAAAAGAGATGGAAGTAATCAACCTTTTGATATCAACAAAATAGTAAATGCTATTCTATCTGCACAAGAGAAAATAGGAAAGTCTGATTTTGACCAAGCACTGCAAGTATCTTTACAAGTTCAGGATAAAGTTATTCATGATGAATCAATAACAATTCCTGAAATGCATGAAGTTGTAGAATATACTCTGATGGAGAATAATCTTTTTCCAGTAGCTAGAGAGTATATAGCTTATAGGTCTCACAGGGACACCCTAAGAGGGTTAGGAGGTAAAGATGCCTAGTAGTCCAGGTTATGTCAGATTACATAACAAAACCTGTGAGTACTGTGGATCTGATTTCCAATCCAAAAAGAAGGTTACAAGATTTTGTAGTAGAAGCTGTGGTGCTAAATTCGTCAGGGCAAATAGAAAAGATACAGTGACTTGTCCTTATTGTAATAAAACAGTTCCGAAACAATCAAATACTCAGAGGATGTGCGGTGATCAACATTGCCACTCTTTAGCTCAAGTTGAGAGATCATATAAATATCTTAATGGTAATAAAGAGGCTTACATTTCTTTACTATTAAAAAAGAAAGAAAGAGAGAACTTAACATTAGAGTACATACTCAGTCTATATGACTCTCAAAAAGGTCTATGTGCTTTAAGTGGTAAAGAGATGACTTTCATCAAAATACCAAAAAGCGATAAAGTACATACTAATTTATCAATTGACAGGATTGATTCATCTAAACCGTATGAAGAAGGTAACATACAGCTAGTCTGTGCCGTCACTAACGTGATGAAAACAACACTGACTATGAGTGAACTGTATGAATGGTGTAGATCAATCGTTAACTGCCTAAAAGGCTAAGGAGGTCATATGCCGAGTTCACCAGGCTATGTTTAGGTTAGAAACTATCAACAAGAGCGTTTAACCGCTATTAAACGTGGTGAGACTTCAGTTGGTAAGAAATCTAAAGATGCTATGAGACATCGAGCCCGAAGAGCAGTAGAGAAGTCTATAGGTCGTAAACTTCCAACATCAGTTCATGTTGACCACAAAAAACCATTGAAAACTTCTATTAGTGAGTCTCAGAATAAACTTTCTAATTTAAGAACTATTGATGCCAGTAAAAACATGTCTCATGGTGGTAAAATAGGATCTTCAAAAGGAAAAGCTTCTGGAGCTCGTAAAGCTAATAAGAAAAAACGTGAGAGATTACCAACTTCTAAACCTAAGAAAAAATAAGGGAGGCTTCGGCTTCCCTTTCTTATATCTAAGGAACATACTTTGAAACTAGATTTGTTGATAGAATTATTAAAGAATAAAGAGAAAGAATTATTGACTATTCGAGAAACGATTAGAAAATCCTTTGATGATATCATCTCTGACGAAAGCTTACCTTTGTTTTATAGGTGGTGCTTCTTTATGACACACTCTGAGGACGTTCTTGATCTTGATAATGATGTATTTTGTTATGATAAAAAATATCTACCGAATTTTGAGGGAGTTTTTTGCGGAGAAGAGTATATCTTTAAAGATAATCTTAGTGATTTCTACGTTGATTTGAATAATTTTAAAAATAATAAAGATAAATCAAAGATCTTTAATAACTTTAAAGTACTCCCTACTAGATTTGTTAATGATATAATTAACAGTGGATATTGTGGATGTAAGATTGATTATGATGTATAATAGAAAACTGTCTCTACAAGAACAAGAACTATTAAGATCAATATTTGATATGATATTTGAAAATCACAATAGATCTATAAAGGTTCTCGATAGGTTTAGAAATGTAAAGGTGTTATATCCAGAGGTAAAAGATGTATTAAATATTATACTATTCTTCGAAGATAGAGAGATAAAGCTACAATCTTTGGAGTTTTATATCAAAAGGGTTAATAATCAGAGTATAAGAAATATTATACAATCTTCTATTTCTAATAAAAGGTATAAATTATGTTTAAAGAGCACCTAATTTCTCGTGGATTTAATCCAGATGAATACCATTGCTGGATGTCTGATGACACACTTACTGTGCCCTTATATTGCCCTAACACTGGCAGATTTCTAGGTGAGCAATCTTATAAACCAACAAGTAAAAGAAAATACATTACACACTCCACATCTTATGCTTTTTGGGGATGGGAGACAGTTCCTGTTGGATATAATGGTATATGCTTCATAGCAGAGTCTGTGTTTAAAGCAGTAGCACTCCATAATATTGGTTTTGTAGCTATTGCTGCACTTGGTGTAAACCTCCCAAAACATGTTAAAGACTTATTGCCGAATAAGGATAATGTAAAATACTTCTTGATTGGAGATAATGATGTCCAAGGTAAAAAGGAATCAAAGAAATTTAATGGGTTTGAACTTGTAAGCCCTGTTGATTTGGATGAAATGTCTCGTAAAGATTTGTTAGAATTTATCAGAGGTAACAGTGGGTACTTTAAGTAAAAGGGAAATTAACTTCTTGATAAAAGAAGCTAGAAAAGAAGTTAAGACTTATAAATTTCTAAATAATGGAGATGCTTTGTACTTAATGTTCAGGCACTTCTATCCAGCTTTATCAGAAACTATTGAAAATGAAAGTGTTTTTGATGAAAATGATTTTAATAAACTAAAAAAGATGATGGTTGAAAATTATGTCAAATAATATTGTAAATCGTGTAAAACTTGGAGCTTTCGTTAGTATTGATTTAAATACTGTTGGATCATATTACATTGAGTATGATAAGCTTATAATCCGATTTGATGGTAAAGGTATCATAGCTTTATCAAAAGATCAAGTATTTAAAAAAGATGTTGAAAACGCATTTGCAACATTAGATCACATGATGATGACACGAGAGGTAAGATCTTAATGATTATTAAGAAAGAGTATGTAATGTTAAACTCTGATTTATCGAAGATTGGTGAAGAGATTGGTGTTGGTTGGAATGAAACATGTGATCTTCTATCAAATCATGGAATCCACGGAGAAGATGGGACAGGATATTGTATTATCTATAATGATCAGAAATATGGAGATAAATTGGATTTAGTTATGAATAAATTATTCTCTGACAATCCAGAAGCTGTTGAAATTTATGTTATGGATGATTTTTAATATGAAAAACTTTATGGTAAGAATCCCTTTCTCTGGATATGTTAGAGGGACGACAACTTTATCAGTAAAATCAGATTCAAAAGAAAAAGCAATAGAAGAAGCAATAAGGTGGAGATTCAGTGGAGAAAATGACATAACTCGTGATGATCGGGAGTTCTATTACGAAGATGTAACAGTATCAGAACCATTTTAAATAAGGGAATATAATATGTCTAAATTAGTTACAATTTATAGTAGAGATTATACAACAGATGGTGATTATGTAGATACTCAAATAATTACTGTTCTGGATACTGAATTGCCAGATTATTTAGAGGCAATTTTATCAGGAGATAATCAAAAATATGGCACTATTGGTTATCGACTTTCTAAAGTTTTAGGTTTAACACAAACATTACAAATGACCCGTAAAACTAATATTATGGTTCGTGATTATGTAAGTAATAAACTGATTAAATGGGGTCATTTATGTTAAACAGTTTTAGATTTAAAAGATGTAAAAATTGTAATGAGATGAAGTTAAAATCTACAAGTTTTAAAACTAGTGGGAACTCCCCAGATGGATATTTCCCATATTGTGATAAATGCGTAAATAGATTAAACTCTGATCAAATACAAAAATGCAAATACTATAGAAGTTAATATGTTTAAATACTACATACAAGTACGACTTAATGTGGCTGGATGCCTAAACTGTTAATTCAGGTGTACGACTTAGGAGAAGATAATGAATATTACATGTGATTGGAAAGAACCATTTCTCTTGGAACAAAAAGTTTCATATATTATTAGTAATCAAGCAAAACATGGTTGTAATTTTGATGAAAGAAAGGCAAAATGGTTCGTTCATGTTCTAACAGAAAAAATATTAAAAATAGATATTGAATTAATTCCAATGTTACCCGTTATGTTGCATAAAGGTAGTACTTATAACGCACCTTTCAAAATGAATGGGAAACCGAAAGCTTTTGTTCAAAGGTATATGGACAATCACAATTTATCAGAGGATGTCATTGGTGGGCCTTTCTCTGGTGTATGGTTTACTCCTTTTGATCCGTCTAAATCTGCAAGGGTTAAATCTGTAATGTTAGATCTTGGTTGGATTCCAACTGAATGGAATACCAAAAGAAAAGATTTTAATCCATGGAAATATAAAAACAAACTAAATAGTTGTTCTTATAGGACATTTCTTAGAGATCATTGTACTTATGAAGAAGCTAAGTATTATGATGAAGAAGTTATGTCATTTATTGATTCAAATTTTAGAGGTAAGTCAAAAAATTATATGAGAGCTATTTTATATGCTCTTGGTTTTGATATGAGACGTACACCTACTTTTGATCAAATAAAGAAAAAACTACTGTTAACAACTGATTGGCCTACTTCTCCTAAGATAACAGAAGATTCTTTTGATTCTCTGGATGAAGAGGATTCAAGGGCTTTAACATTACTGAAAGAACGTATGGTTTGGGCACATAGAAGATCTCTTATTATTGGTTTGATAGAGAACGTTAGACCTGATGGTAAATTATCTGGAGAGGCTAACCCATGTGCAACACCAACAGCCAGGATGAGACATAAGATAATTGTCAATATTCCAGCAGCTGGTGCTCCTTTTGGTGAAGAATGTCGTAGTCTGTTTATTGGTAACAGAAGAGAAGGTGCATCTGCCCATGTAGTTAAGAAATTAACTGATGAAATGGTTAAAACTGGTAAGTTCAAACGTGTAGGATATACAAACTATTATGTTGAATTTGACAGTAAAAAGAACAAATGGGATGATGAATTACATAGATGTTCTGTATTAGTTAGAAAAAACCATGATGCATTCGTTGGTGGTGATGGTGCTGGTTTAGAATTAAGGATGTTAACACATTACTTAATTGCTGTATCTAAGATGCTATTAGAGGAAGCCACTAAATCAGGTAACAAAGATAAGATTATTTACTATCAAAAAGCACTTGATTCGGCACTTGAGTACAGAGAAGTATTACTTACAGGTGACATCCATAGCCACAATCAGCGTCTTGCAGGTCTGCCTACACGGAAATCAGCTAAAACGTTTATCTACGCATTCCTATATGGAGCAGGTGATGCAAATCTAGGTGGTCAATTAGGAGGCGGTAAAGAGGAAGGTGCAAAACTAAGAGAAACTTTCCTAAGAGAGTGTCCTTGTATCCCTGTTCTTATTGATTGGGTTCAAGATTTTGCTAAAGCTAATGGTTATGTTCCTGCAATTGATGGTAGAAAGTTAATTATGAGACGTGATTCTAACGGAAACGTAATGGCTCACAAAGCTCTTAATACTTTACTACAGGCGGCTGGTTCTATTACAATGAAAGTGGCTATGTGCTTCTTACATGGTTGGAATGATCGTGATAATCTAGATGCTAATCAGGTCATCATGATGCACGACGAATTCCAGTTCACAGTTAAATGGGAAGATGTTGATCAGTTAAGGAAGAACATCGACTCTTGTGTGGCGAGAGCTGGGGTTTATTTAAATATGGAATGCCCACTAGCATCTGATTCTATGTTAGGTGGAAGTTGGTTGGATACCCACTAGTTTATAGGTTATTTGAAATGAAAAGAAATATAACTAATGAAGAACAGTTAAGGAGGCGTCGAAGAGACGCCCTCTCAGAGTATCATTCTGGATTTGGTGGACAGATAAATAAGATGTTATCAACTGGTTTGATTGATGACGAACCTTTCACAAGGCATCACTCTGACTCAACTAGTACTGATGATAATTACTCTAGTTATGATAGCGGGTCAAGTGACAGTGGAGGTTCGTGTGATTAGGTACATCGTTGTAAAGAGTGAAGATCCACTTACACTTTGTAGTTTTAATAAAAGTGGTACTGTGGAATTGTTTCCAACAGTATACACTGCATTATCGTTCATAGATGAAATGATTAAAGACGAGTGTAAATATATGTATGAAGTTAGAGAGTTCAATCTGTGCGGAAACATAGGAAGATCATTTGGTGGTGTAGTATGATTAAATATATAAAAGGTGATCTAATAAAAGCCTTTATAGACGGTGAGGTAGATTGTATTGCACACCAAGCGAATTGCTATAATGTGATGGGTTCTGGTTTTGCTAAACAACTAAAGAGGGATATTCCAGAGGCTTTTAAATCTGATTCTGAATATTCAAAAGAAAAAGGTAAAGATCGACTTGGACATTGTTCTTTCTTTGAAAAAGAAAAGAATAAGTTTGTATTCAATATTTACGGTCAACTAGATTATAGATATTGGCATGAAGATTATGGAACCCAGTTATCATACTTGACTGTAGGACTTGTTAGAATGGCAAACGAACTGGATGACAGAGGTTTAGCTAATATTGGTTATAAGATTGGTTTTCCATTAATCGGTTGCGGTTTAGCTGGTGGTAATTGGAAAGAAGTTGAAAAGAATATTAAAACGATTTTTGAAGACTCTTATGATGTTAATATTTATAGGAAATAACTAATGCTGATTGATAGATTAAGAGAGAATTATAAAAATAATTATTTAATAAAGAAAAAAGAATTAGTTGAATTATCAAGTTCATTATATGATGAATTAGTAACTAAATTAGAAGAAAATTCTAAGAAATGTAAAACACATTCAACCCTTAGTATTAAAGATAGATTACCTGAAGATCCATTTGAAAGAAAAGTGGTTATTGAATCTTTAAGATATAGAGCAAAAGATGATGAATTAATGTTTGATATACTTCCAGTAGGTATTTTAATGTTATCTTTTAGTTTAAAATAATAAATCTAATAGGATATAATTAAGTAATGATTAAATTCACTGATAAAGATATTGAGTTTATTAAAGATATTGTTCTAGAGCTTGGTATAGATAATGAAGAAAAAGAACATAGGAAGTATAGTACTTTTTATTATTACACATATTATACTTTCAAAGAAAATGATAAGGAATATTTTGAGGATAATCAAGATCTATTTGACAAAATAGTTGGACTTACTTTCTATATAAATGGGTTATGGAGTGATTCATATGGTCTTGAAGAGTTATCTATTAATATTAAAAGAAGTGTTGGAAGTAAAAACCCAGACTATGACATTTTATTAGATATCATACAAAATAATAAAGAATCTTTCTCTGATAAAGGTTTTCATAGGATTATTGGGAATATCCAATCAGTCCTACCTGAAAATATCTATATTACAACGGAGATACCTTTTGAGGTTGTAAAATGAAAACTGTAAAGATAGCAGTAGATTATGATAACACGTACACTCTTGATCGTGATAAGTGGAAAGAAATCATATTCCTGATGAAATCATTTGAATGGGATGTTAGGATTTTTACTTATAGATTTCCAGAGGGTAATGAACACGACCTAGAACCCGATTTAAAAGAATTAGGTATAGAGGTAATATATTGCTCAGGAAAACAGAAAGCACACATTGCAGAAGCAATTGGATGGGTTCCTGATGTGTGGATGGATGATAGCCCAGAAACCATTGTATCTTATAGAGATTTGTGTGGTTTCAAATTAGGGTGTGAAGCTAACAATGAAGATTCAGAGTTTTCTGATAAAACAGGAAAATACAAATACTATGAGGATTTTAAAGTTAGCGGTAAATATTAAGGATTAATTATGGGTGATCCCAATATATGGTTCCTAATAGGAGCTGGTGCTACAGTAATCTTTTTTCTTTTTGATTTATTCTTTGGAGAGTAATATGAAAACTTGGTGGGAAGTAGAATCTAGACTAAAAAATATTCCTAATCTAAAAATTGATCCATTTTCAACAGCTTCAGTAATAAGACGTCCAACTCGTAAAGAAGCTAGACTTGCTATGGGTGTCTTGAAAAGAAATACAATCTTTGAAAGTGTTTATATGTATAAAGTTACTCTTATAGAAGAGGACGGTGATACATTTAAAATTCTAAGAGAACGTAAACGGTAAGTAAAGACATTAGTTACCACTATAATATCTTATAACTTATAGGAGGTATTATGTCTAATGTAAAACTAAGTAACACTGGAAAGGAAAGGTTGTCTTCTGTTAATGAGAAATTACAGAAAGTTGTATTAAAGTCATTTGAATATATGCCATTTGATGTTACTATAACAGAAGGTATCAGGACTATTGAAAAGCAAAAGGAATATGTTAATAAAGGGGTTTCATGGACAATGAACTCTAAACACATAACTGGTAATGCTATTGATATGGTTCCCTATCCAATAGACTGGAAAGACAGAGCAAGGTTTGAAAAAATGGCTATCGCTATGTTTAAAGCTTCTGAGGAATTAAATATTCCAATTCGATGGGGTGGTACATGGTCAAATAAAGTAGATGGTTGGATTTATAACAAAAAACTTGATATGCCACATTTTGAACTTATCTAAAAATAAAGCCTCTTTTATAGGGGCTTTTTATTTGGGAATAATATATGTTCAAGGATGATTTGACAAAATTTAAAAATATACCGCATTCAAATTGTTTTTATAATATAGATGGTTTTATTTTCTCAAAAGTAAAACCTTCACCCTTTTCAAATATGAAATGTGAAATGAATGCAGTGTGTATGGAAAATGGGTATTTATATAGTTTTGATGAAGACGAAGAAGTCTATATCATAAAAGATTCTACTATAAAAAATCCATAAAACTACAAATAATTATTGCACATAATATATAAGGTATTATATGGCAAGAAAATCTACAGATATTGATAACTCTGATATCATAAATCTTTTTAATCTTATGGGAATAGAAGAGTATTATGATTGTCCTAAATGGATAAGAAATTGTATAGAATCCTCTTCTAGAATAGGATATAGTAAACCTTCTTCATTTACTGCTATTTTCTATTGTTTATTTACACTCCCTAGAATTAATTTTAATTCAATACAGAGGTTTGTTAATAACAAATCAGAAGTTATACATGGTAGAGTTTATAGTGATAGACATGTATATGCTTTTATGAACAGAGTATTATCATGTAGAAGTAGTATAGATTATCACTATTGGAAAATGTTTGGTGGATGTTTATCAGATCATAGAAATGTATTTGACGATAATGATAAAAATTTCAGATATTTTGATGGCATGACTTTAGGTGAAATATTTACTAATAAAGGTGTAAGTATTCACGAAAAAGTTAGCTAATATATAATGTAAACGAGGAAACCCTCACTTTGAGATATGTTTCCTTACGAGCTTAATTTAATGAGGTAATATAATATGAGTACAGAAATCCCTTCAAATTCTAAACCTAAATCTTTCACTGTATATGATACTATTCCTGATGGTGATTACCCAGCACGTATCGTTCGTTTCATTGGACTAGGTGTTCAGAAACAACAACCATACAAAGGTGAAGAAAAGTCCCCTGCATTCAAATGCTCTTTAGCTTACGAATTAATTGGTGTTGATGCAACAGGTAAAGAATATAAGGATGATAAAGATCGTGTAGGAAAAGACATTGAACCACGTCCGTCATGTCAGTTCCAAGATGTATTTTTATTCCCAGGAGCAAAACGTGGGAATGTTTACGATTTATGCCGATGTATCGACCCTTCAATCCAAGAAGTACCTCGCACTTTAGAGTGGTTTATGGATAAACTTGGTGAAATTGTTAATGTTCGTGTAGGTCATTATATCAATAAACGTGGTGAAAAACGCAATAAAGTTGTTTCTGTATCTTCTATTCCAAACATGTTCCGTAGTCAAGTTGGTGAAGCACGTTGTGAGATGGTTGCATTCAACCCATATGTTGATACTCCGGAAATGATGCAAGCTTATTCTAAGGTTTATAAATTCCAACGAGATTTATTAGCAGAGGCATTCGACTCAGAGAACATTCCTTTTGCTGGTAAAGAACCTATTAGTGATGATGACCAGAAACCAACTGGTGATAATAACAATAAATCATCTATGTCAAAACCATCAGCTGACGATGAGCCATCTGTAGATTTTGATGATGATGTACCTTTCTAATAGTTTATAACCTTGGTGCCCCTTTTATAGGGGCTTTTATCTCACATCAAATAAAAGGAATTTATGATGGCGAAGAGGGTTATAGCTCCAGAACCAAAGAAAAAAGGTAGATACTCTTTTGATGAACTATATTTAGAGTATTGGAAACCACTTAGGGATCAATTTTATTTCACTGAAAGAGATTTTCATTTAGCTGAAGATTTAGCCCAAGAAACTTTACTTAGGATTTGGTTGTATTGGGACAGAATTCAGTGGGATAAGCTAACAGGTGCTATCGGTACTATAGCTAATAATGTCCGTTATGGATATGTTAGAAAAGAGTTTGATAGACCTGATAAAGAATTATATGATAATATACTAGATTTTGAAAGTCATGATGATGGTATATCAGATCCAATTAGAGATATTTTAAATAATGAATCATCTGAGTTTATTCAAATGGCATTTAATAGACTAAAAGATGATGATAAAGAATTATTTACAGATATATATCTTAGGAATACAGATACTAAAGAAGTGGCTAAGAAGCACGGTATAACTTTGAACTTTGTGTATGTCAGACTGCATCGTATTAGAAACTCTCTTGTTTCTACTTTAGAGCGTTATGATATATCTTTTGATGCGGAGTAATGATATGGAAATTATTACAGATGGTAAACTATATAAAGTTGTATTACCTAAATATTCACAAGAGTATTTAGTAATAAATAAAGAAAGGGATTTTGTTGAACATCGAACTTCTCGACTATCAGAGGCAGTAACTAGTTTTGAGGCCTTTGAAAGTATTGTAAGTAAAATGGAAGAAGATGGATTGTTCAAAAAGGATTAATAATGAAAGCTCTTATTGACGCAGATATTCTACGTTATCAGATTGGATCAGTTCAAATAAGACATCCCTTTTTGGAAAAGGAATTTATACCAGCTCCAGTTGAAGAAATACACATATTGGTTGATGATCTTATAGATGAAATTCTCAGGGATACTAAATCAGATGAATTTGTGTGTGGTTTCACTGGTAATGGTAATTTCCGATTCAATATAGCTAAACAAGCTCCTTATAAAGGGAACAGGGATTCTGTTGAAAAACCATACCATTACAATACGGTTGGTGATTATATAATGAGAAAATACCCAAGTATTGTTGTAGTTGGTGCTGAAGCTGATGATTGGATGGGTATAGAACAAAGAGCGGATATGGAAAACACCGTAATCTGTTCTAGAGATAAAGATTTAAAAACTGTTATGGGTTGGCACTATAGATTTGCTTGTGGTGAAAGACAACCCAAACAGATGCCACACTGGATAAGCGAGTATGAGGCTCGTAGATTCTTCTTCCAACAAATGTTAACAGGTGATAATACTGATAATATACTAGGTTGTGGTAAAAGAGAAGAAGTCATGTGGGGTGGTAAGTTACAACTACGAAGAAAAGGAATTGGCGAGAAGACTGCCATAAAACTTTTAGAGAGCTGTGAAACAGTCAAAGACATGTTCAACGTAGTTGAAGAAGAATATAAAAAGAGATTTAATGAAGACAATGAATCCTATGAAGATATAATGCTGGAAAATGCTAGGCTTCTTTATATTGGACAGTATGAAGATGATTTATTTTCTTGGGATTGGATAAATTATGAAGTTAATAAGGAATCAAACAATGATCAAACTATTCGAAATGACACGTACGGGAACAAACGAATCCTTCCTAATGAATCTAAACCAGATTACCAAAGTGGAAGTTGCTCGGAACCAAACACCGGAATCTGTACACCTATTCCTTGCTTCGGGTGATGTAGAACTGGTTCCTTTAATTGATTTCAACAGTGCTATCAAAGCATCTGGATCTGAGATCCAAACAATTGTTCAACCTGACACTTTTAATGAAATTGATGAAAGTGACATTGAAGATATCACAGACTTGGATATGGAAAAAGAAATCGTCCCAGAAAGTGACATTGACGAACCAATGACAGATTATCAAGTTGGTGAAGATAAAGATGAACCGTCTGTTGAACAAATTGCAAATGTTATTGCATATATGATGAAGAATAAAGCATTTAACTAATTATCTAAAAGGGCGTGGATTTCTACGCCTTTTATTTTACCTTAAATAGATATAAGGATATCTTAATGTTCAAAGAACTTTTCTCACTCGATAAGAATGGTAATTTTAAACACTGGACAATTTCTGTAAATGGTGATACTATTACTGTAGGGCATGGTAGATTAGGTGGTAAAATGGTTTACAAGGATACCATATGTAAGCCTAAAAATATAGGTAAATCTAATGAAACAACCCCAGAAGAGCAGGCTTTGCTTGAGGCAGAGAGTAAGATCAATAAACAAATCGATAAATGCTATCGTTGGACTAAAGAAGAAGCAAAGGAAGTCGGTCAATTACTACCTATGCTTGCTCAAAACTTTCTACAAAACGAACATAGGATTAAATTTCCATGTTATGTTAGCACTAAGCTTGATGGTGTTCGTTGTATTGCAAGTATTCACTTGGTTGATAAAGAGTATACAGTAAAACTAACTAGTCGTGGTGGTAAGGATTATGAATGCCCAGACCATATAAAAAGAGATTTAGTTGAGTTGTATATTAAAACAAACATTGATAAATTTGATGGTGAATTGTACATTCATGGTATGCCTTTACAAAATATCATATCATGTGTTAAAAAACATAATCAAGATACTATTTCATTAGAATTCCATATATTTGATATACCAGTGGAAGGTGTTAAATGGGAACAAAGATTTAGTAACATGTTAAAGAAAGTACAGGATAGTTGTAAAAGACTTGGATCAATTCAAGTTGTTGACAATATTCTTGTGAATGATAAAGAAAGTGCTTCATTCTTATTAGATACTTTTATTAAAAAGGGATATGAAGGACTTATACTCAGAAATATAGATGGTTTATATACTTTTAACAACAGATCACCAGACTTACAGAAATGGAAACTAATGAAAGATGCTGAAGCGTTAGTTTTAAGTGTCTCTGAAGATAAGAATGGAGAAGGTGTATTATCATGTGAAATGCCTGATTCTAAGAAGATTTTTAAATGTAAGATGAAAGGAACCCATGAAGAGAGGTTAGTTGATAATCAAAAAGAATTGATTGGTAAATGGATTACATATTCATATCAAACATTAACCGAAGAAGGGTTGCCTCAGTTTCCTGTAGGATTGTATGTTCGTACTTGTGATAAAAATGGAGAACCAACAGAATGATTATTTATTTTAGTTTTTGTTTACTTACAGCATTTATGCTCTCTATTGCATTTTATATTGAGAGAAATGAGAAAACATTTAAAAAATACCCATGGAACGAAATTGTTCTTGGTTCTGCTATTATTAGTTTATCTTGGCCTTTATTCTGGTCTTTTGTTATTTATAAAAGAATTAAAAAGATTTTTAAGGGGAAATAATGGGTATCTACGAAGAGTTAGATCGAATAGTCAAAACATCAGAAAACATGGATCGAGATGTTGTTCCTGATTTTGTTATTTCTAGACTAAAACACTTAATTAGGATGAATAAAATCCAAGAAGGATCTTGTCCTGTTTGTGGTATAAAAGGGCTTCATGTGTGCCCAGGAGCAAAATATTATGGAAGAGGTGATACTAAGTATACTAAACATTCTCCACTCGATATTAGTGATATTATTATCGATAATACAACCTTTTCACTGGATAGTTTAAGGAATAAATAATGAAAAAAGTTTACATTGCAGGACATTGTTTAACAGTTGGGTCACAATTACAGAGAAATCAAGAAAAAGAAATGATTCACCAACTTGGACATGAATTATACAACCCTATGGATAATAAAGAGATTAATGATAAAAAGAATGCGGTACAGGAGGGTTTAGCGGAACGTATTGTTAAACATGACACTGATGCAATTATGTGGGCTGATACAATTCTTATTGAACCATTACCAGAAGCTCTTGGTACACATGTTGAGCTTGGGCAGATTAAAGGTATGAAAGATTTGTCATTATTAATTGATGTAGTTTTAAAAGATGATGACATTGATAGTGACCATAAGTTAAGAATTATTAAGAAATTGACAGATAAAATACTAGATAAAGAAGTGATCGCACACTACGGTGACATTCGACGTGTTAAAGGCATCACAGAGTCAGAAGATAGGCGCTCATTAGGTATTAATCAGTATGTATATGGAACTGTTTTACAATTAACTAATGGAAAAGGTTTCACTGAACAAGAAGACTTACGTGAAGCTATTGGTACGGCAGAACCTTTCTAATCCAAGGAGTTATATGGTAAAACATTTAAAATCAGTTTGGGGCTTTGTTGCCCCTTCTCTTATATTAGGGGCATGCGTTGTCTCAGGTGCGAGTCTATTAACAACAATAACCTCATTAGTTGGAGTACTATTTGTTATTGGTGTTGCTTTTAGGATTCCAGCTTGTAACCTATTAGGTTTTATACTGTGTGTTCTACTAGGGTATATGTCTTATGAAGCTGGTTTCATAATAAATATGATAGTGAATACTTTTATACTCGCACCATTGCAAATTATAGCTTATTTTCAATGGAAGGGTAAGGATCTAATTGGGAAAACAATAACTAATAACATAAACAAATATCATTTAGTAATATTCTCGACTTTAGCTATAATATATACAAATATAATGCTTTATACTGGATCTACAATGCCTGTTCATGATGTTCTTAGTGGTGCATTAATAATAACATCAACTCTGTTATTAATGTCTGATACAAAGAAACAGTGGTACTACTGGATACCATGCAATACTATAGAAGTTATTATGTGGTTTACAGCTGCATCACTAGTTCCTGAAGTATTAGCTATAGCAGTTATGCGTGTTGTATTCTTAGTCAATAGTTTTATTGGTTGGTTTGAATGGAGAAATAAATAATGAAAGTTATCATTGCAGGAAGCAGAGATTTAAAATTCTCACAACTTAGTAAAATGTTTAATCTTGTAAACAAAGATCACAATATACTTAAAAATACAACAGAAATTGTATCAGGAAATGCTAGGGGTGCAGATAGATTTGGAGAACTTTTAGCAGAAGAGAATGAAATCAAATTAACTGTATTTAAACCAGACTGGGATCAATATGGTAAAAGTGCTGGTTATATTAGGAATGCAGAGATGGGTAAATACGCTGATATGGGTGTAATACTATGGGATGGTGTTTCTAAAGGAAGTCTTCATATGTATAATTACCTAGTCAGGAATGAGATCCCCGTAATCTTAGTGACCATAAAAGAAGATTCTACAAAAACAAATATTGATATTGACTCAACTTATCTTTAATTAAAGAGGAAATCATGGAAGAATTCTTAAATAAAATTAAAGGGATTTTAAATGGAAGTGCAGATAAAACATTATTACATAATAATGCCAATAAACCATCAGAAAGGTTTCCAACACAAAGGGATATGATGGCTGGAGAAGTTTCAAAACTTCTTTTAAAAGATTTATTACCAAAAGATATATGGGAAGCACATAATAGTGGTGCTATTCATTTCCATGACACGGATTATTCCGCTCAAGGTTTTACTAATTGTTGCCTAGTTGATTTAAAAGGTATGTTAGATAATGGAACAGTTATCGGTAATGCAGAGATTGAGACACCAAAATCAGTAAGTACAGCAGTTGCTGTAACTGCCCAAATTATAGCACAAGTATCTAGTCATCAATATGGTGGTACATCTATTGATAGATTAGATGAAGTACTTGCTCCATATGTTCGTAAAACGTACGACAAATGGTTTTCTCTATTAAAGCGTGTGCTAGATAACAATGAAGCTAAAGCTGCTGTAGTTGCCACACAGTTGACGGAAAAGGCGGTCTATGATGCGATGCAAAGTCTTGAGTACGAGGTTAATACACTTTTTAATTCAAATGGTCAATCTCCTTTTGTTACTTTTGGTTTTGGTCTTGGCGATTCTTGGGAGTCTAGATTAGTACAGAAATCAATATTAGAAGTTAGAATGAAAGGTCTAGGTGCAAGTCGGAGAACAGCTATTTTCCCAAAACTTGTATTTGTATTAAAAGAAGGTTTAAACCTGAAACCAGATGATCCTAATTATGACATAAAACAATTAGCTATGAAATGTACATCTGAGAGAATTTATCCAGATTATATATCGTATGAAGAGGTTGTTAAGGTCACTGGTGATTATAAGGTGTCTATGGGTTGTAGATCATTCTTATCAGCAATTGACAGTGGTGAAACTTCTGGTAGAAACAATTTAGGTGTTGTTAGTATTAATCTCCCAAGAATAGCTATGGAAGCTAACAGTAGAGATGAATTCTTTAATATATTGAAGGAACGTATTGATATTTCATTCAAGGCTTTAGATTGGCGTATAGAGCACTTAAAACAAGTGCAAGCAAAATCAGCACCAATCTTATATATGCATGGTGCTTTTGGTCTAAGATTAAAACCTGAAGAATATGTATTTGATCATTTTATTAACAGATCTTCAATATCAGTGGGTTATATTGGTTGTCATGAAATGCTACAAGCTTGGTTTGGTAAAGATGTTGATACAATGGATAAAGTTTGTATTGATTTCGTAAAAGATGTATTGAACTTCATGAAAAATGAAATAGACAAGAAGAAATCAGAAACTGGGATTGGTTTTAGTCTCTATGCAACACCTTCAGAATCACTTTGTGATAGATTTAACAGAATAGATAAGGAAAAGTTCGGAGAGAAATTTGGTTGGTTGTTTGAGAAGGGTTATTATACAAACAGTCATCATCTAAGTGTGGATCGTAAAGTATCACCAGATGTTAAGTTCGACTATGAGAGTAATTTTACTCCAATTGCCAGTGGTGGTTGTATTTCATACGTAGAACTGCCAGATATGAAGAAGTTTCCAAAAGCCTTAGAATATGTAATTGATTACGCACACTCTAAAGTTCATTATTTTGGTATAAACACACCTATTGATACATGTAGTGCATGTGGTTACATGGGAGAGTCTCTGGCAACAGAAGATGGTTTTAAATGTCCTCATTGTGGTAACACAGATCCAAACTCCTTAGAGGTTACTAGAAGGGTTTGTGGATATCTAGGAAACCCAGGAACTAGACCTTTCAATCCAGGTAAACAGAATGAAGTAATGGGAAGAGTTAAACATGGAAATCTCAATAAACAGTAAGTTTAGGTCAATAAATAGAAAGACATTAGTCCAAGTTATTGATTTTGCTAAGATGGGTAATGATTGTACCATTGACTTAATTATTTATATAAACCTAGAGGTGTCTTACGATGGACACCCTGTTGGTACAAAATGGGCAATGAATAGAAGTTTGTTTGAAAAGAAATTCACTGACTGTATTACAGTTGTACCTTCATACACTTATGGAGGCATATTACCTCTATGATTAGAAAATATTTATGCAGAAAAGGTGAACCAACTCATGGATTTGACAAAGATTTTGCAAAAGTTGTATATGACTCCTGTAAAATATTCCAACATAGAAACTTTGACGAGTATTTCTTTAATTTATGTGGAACAATTGTTTACACAGACAGGTGGGAGTATGTTGTAACAGAGGATGGGAAAATAACAGCTTCTATGGCATTTCATAGAGAGTTTGATATGCACGTGGGTGATTGTCTATCTGTCCTTGTAGCACTGTCTACAGGTGATTCTAGGCTGTTTGGTGGCTATAAATGGCTATACCAAGTGGCTAAAGAATTGAAAATACCTTTTATTTGCATAACCAGGGAAACAAAACCTTTTAATTATGAAATGGTTTATAAGAGGGTAAAAATATGATATCCTTAATCTTATTATTCTTAATACTTTATTTATTTTATGCAGCAAGCAGGAGATGATTATGTCAGGTGAGAAAAGAACAGCACTAAATACTATGGTTGGTGGAAGTCATTACAAAGTTGATGGTATTCAACCAATTGAATTTTTTCATAAGAACCCACAACTTGACTGGAACCAGATGAATATGATAAAATATTCCTTTAGGCACAAAACTAAAAATGGACTTCAAGATCTACTTAAAGTTGTACACTATGCAATGATTGAAGCTGAACAGGTGTACGAAAAAGGTGAAGAATTTGAACAAATGATTAAGGGGTTATTCGGTGAAAAAGGTTAAAGATGGCTATGAATGTCAATGTAAAGTATGTGAAAAAATTTTCTTAATAAAAGACCCTCTGACTGAGGGTTTTAACTTCTGTAAAGATTGTGGTGATGCTTTAATTAAGAAGTATAAACCAGAAATTGATAAAGAAATTAAAGACTTACCGTTCTAAGGATATTTATGTCACAAGATTATTTATATGAAAGTACAACACCTGTAAACATAAGAGATTTATGGCAGACACCAAGATCAATTTTTAATTACATGAAATATGAATTAGGTTATAATTTTACACTAGATGCAGCAGCAAGTAACTTAAATCACCTATGTTCACGATATTTCACTGTAAACGATAACTCTTTAGAGCAAGATTGGTCTTCTGAGATAAACGTTAATGAAGAATCTGTATGGTTAAACCCTCCATACTCTGACATAAGACCTTGGATTGAGAAAGCCCATGCGGAATCTACTAAAGGTGTAACTACTGTGATGCTAGTTCCTGCCGACACCTCAGTGGGTTGGTTTAATAGAGCTTTGGAATTAAACGTCTCTGAAGTTATGTTTGTTACCGGAGGAAGGATATCATTTGTTAGAGCAGACACTCAGGTTCCTGTTAATGGTAATAATAAAGGTAGTATGTTTCTTATATTTTCTCATAATGAAGAACCAACAAAGTTCACAACAATTGATAGAAATGTTATGATGAACTTAGGAAATGATGAATAATTATACAATTTGTATGAAAAAACTACAAATAATTATTGCACATAATATAAGGGTAATAATACTCTTACTTTTGTAAAACCTTACACTTTTTCTATTTAATTCTACACTGTAAGTAAAATAAATTATAAATACTAATATATGTAGATACCCTGTTATTTATCCTATTTTTAAAGGAAAAGATTTATGAATACTAAAGATTATCCAATTTTTGATGATGCTTTACAATATGATTTAGATGAAGTTGAAAATACACTTTTCTCAGAGTATGACGAATATGACACAGAGTCTAAATGGTTCCGTAAGTCAGAGTCTAATAAAGAAAGGAAAATTAAAAATAAACAATTCAATTTCAAAAACAACCCTTGGTGTGGATTGAAAGAATAACAAGATTAACCTCGCCTAGTGCGGGGTTTTTTAGTTTATAAGGAGAACAAAGTGGCTTTTAAGAAGAGGTATTTTAAAAAGAAAGAAAATATTTTAAAAGGTACACCATATGATTCAATGCTAGAGAAAAATCTACATGAAACTAAGTTATCTAATGCAAGATTCCACTGTAAAGAGGATAAAATCTATTATGAAGTACCGCATACATATGAACCAGATTTTGTAATAGAAAAAGATGGAATCACCTATTTTATTGAAACAAAAGGAAGGTTTAGAGATAGTACAGAGGCTAGAAAATATTTATTTATTAGAGATTTTTTACCAGAAAACTCCGAGTTAGTTTTTATTTGGGAAAAGAACGGTACAGTCTTTCCATTCGCAAAGAAAAGGAAAGATGGGACTAAAGCGACTCACCAAGAATGGGCTGACAAGCAAGGATTTAGACACTGGGTTCAGGATCAATTCAATGAGGAACTCTTATGATAAACTTCAAACTTGCTTTTATTTCAATACTACTCTTATCAGGTGTTGTAACATCCTTTTTTGTTACCTATAATATAGGGTACTTAAGGGGTTATGATAAATCAGAGCTATTACACTCTAAGAATGAAAATAAAGTATTGAAAGATATTATAGATGATAATATAAGAGTGCAGGGTTTAATAGAAGACATGCACAAAGATTATCTTAAATTATATAAATTAAAAGAAAAAGAAAAAGAAGTAGTAATTAAAGAGGTAATTAAATATGCTCAAAACCCTAATAGTAACTCTGAGTCTATTGATTCTGAGTGGTTGCGAATCTACAACTCCAGTATTAGAGACGAGAACACTTCCAGTAATTCCAAAAGACCTGTTAGTACACCCTGATCCTCCTACTACTGTGACAGGAAAAACAAATCATGAAATACTTAGTGGTATAGTATCTAATAATTTAAAACTTATGGATAGTTATTATCGGTTAGTTCAACTACAAAAGGTTATAATAAAACTCCAGAAAGAGAAAAGGCTCCAATAAAGGAGCCTATTTTTTATTTGATATTAGGTGAATTAATTCCTGCTTCTCCTGGGTCGATGTTTTTCTCCTTCAACTTCCTAATTTCAGAATTAATCCTTCCTTCAGTATAATGAACATAGTGCTTAGTAGATTCATCACCAAATACAGCAGCTCTTAATTTCTGGTAAAGAGTACCATAATAAGGAGCAATACTTGGTTTATCTTCACTAAGTTTTTTGTTTATCATATTCCTATCTTCAACTGACACCCACAACTCTGGATTATCAGTCAATTCTTTGCGCTTCAATGCGTTCTCAAGAGCTTTTAAGGTAGCATTAGTAGCTTTAGCTTCTTGTGTCTTACCAGACCTTCTCAATGCATCTGACACACCTTCTAGTGTTGCTTTATATGCTATAAACCTAGGATCATTGATACTTTCTAATGTAGCTGGCATATCTTCAACAACACGATTTGTTCTTTCCATTACATCTGAAGAAGGGATATCTTTTAACATCTTCTTAACTTCATTAATAATTTTATCGTGCATCTTAGATGTGTCAACATTAACATTATCAATATCTGATTTAGAAATACTTTCTAATTTAGAAATAGAATCGGTAGCATCTTTCAGTACTTCATTAGATTTATCCAATTCCTTCCTCAGATCCTGAATCTCCTTATTTAGTGATTCAATTTCAGCATCCCTTTTCTCATATCTATGAGCTAATCTTTCAGCATCTTTCTTTCTACTATCAATCTTCTTGTCCAAATTAGATTGAGCAGAATCTTTTAGACCCTGAGCTCTTTTTAAGCTTGATAAAGTAGCTTTGTATCTAGCCAGTTCAACAGGTTGATCCGTCATAGGTTTCGATAGAGCTTCTTCGTAAGCTTTAGTCTGAGCATCAATGTGGTCATGGATTTTGTTGATTACAGATCTTTCTTGTGACTCTGTAAGTGCTTTTCCTTTCCCACTTAAACTACGAGTTGCTCTTTCTATGATATTCCTAACATCTTTATCTGATCCCATACCAAGTCTTTCAGCATACTCTCTCAAATCATTCTTACTATCACGTAAAGTCCTGGTTATGGTTTTCATTTCACCAGATTTAAGATTAGATAAATCTTTCTCTTTACTTTTCAATGATTCAGATGTTTTAAGAGCTTCTGCTTTAGCAGCTTCAGAGTTTTCTTTCATAATCCTTTTAGAGTAATCCAGTATATGAGAAGGTTTAATATCACCTTCAAGCTCACTTCTAGCTCTAGAAAAGGCCTCGGAAATAACAGAATCTTCAATACCTTTAGCTTTAAGAGTATCAGTTACTGTTCTTTCAAACTCTTCTTTCTTAGATTCTTCAATTTTACGAATCTCTTCATCAGAAAGTTTCTTAATGTTTTCAACATCTTTAGAAGCTTGTTCTGCAACCTTAGCTTTATGCTCATCCATTATCAATTTAAGATTCTGAGCAGGAGTCCTACCACCTTCTGTTAATTTGGAAACACCACCCATATCTAAGATTATTTGACCAACCTCATTTTTAGTAACATTATTCCTAAAATCATTAGCATAGTTAGTAACAGCTTGTTCAATTTTTTTCTTCAAATCAATCTGTTTAACACGCTCAGTTTGCAGTTTTATATTACTGTCCTTAACCTTAACTTGATTTAGTTCGGAAATCTTCTCATTTAAAGGTTTCATAGCTAATTCAAAAGCTTTAGTTTTAGGTTCAGATGGTTTTGATTCTTTTACATCTTGAGGCTTCTCAATCTCTTTAGGCTTAGGTTCTTCTTTAACACGTTGCTCAGGTTTAGAAGCTAAGTCTTTAGAATCAACTGAAGATTTCTTTTTAGGTTCAACATCTTCAACAGGTGTCTCTTCTTTTTTACTCTCTTCTTTCTTAGGTTGTTCTACTTCTTTAGGCTCTTCTTTAACCTTTCTTTCTGGTTTAGAGGCTAGATCCTTGGAATCCACAGTTGATTTAGGAGATTCTTTAGCTTCTTCTTTAGGTTCCTCAACTTTTTTCTCCCTTCTCTTAGGTTTACTAGCAAATTCACTAATGTCTGTTTTAGTAACACCATCAATCAACTCTTGAGCTGTAAAAACATCATCAGCTAATTGACCAGTTTTATGACCATCGTCAATAAGATCTGTTTTGTCAACAGATTGTTTATTCTCTTCAGGTACTACAGAATCCTCTTTAGGTTTACGATTTCTCTGACTTCTCATATAATCACTGGCTAAGTTAGGATCACTTGTACCAGATCTTTCTTTAAGGACAGATTCAGGAATTGTAGGGCCTTCTACTGGGAATTCTGTTTCTGGTTGTTTACCATAACGGTTTGTCATCTCAGCAACAAAAGTTAAATCTTCTTTTGATGGTTTAGTGTTTTCGCTAGAAAGCTTATCCATAATCTTAGAAAATTTCTCAGCATCTGCTTTAGGCATTGCTTCTATAAACTCTCTAAGCTGTTGCTCTGGAGTCTTAGACGGTTCCTGACCAGTTGTACCTTTATCACTAGAAGATTGTTCCTGTGCTGATTCAGTAGCTTTTGTAGACGGTTCTACAGGAGGTAAGTCATCAGTTATCTTTGGAGAAGTTGATTCTTTTACAGAGTAACCCATTTCTGCTAAGTCATCTGCTGCTTTACTAGCACCCCCATCAAGATCACCTCTCTCTAAAGGTTCATTTCTCACAACATGAGAATCATTGGATCTCTGAGCCACTTCTTCTGACCACTTACGCATTGACTCTTCTGCACGACTAGTTGCTCTTTTGTACTGTCTTTCACGATGTCCACCGCTCATGATTTTCTTCACCATTCCACCAATAGTTTTAACAGGTGGTAAATGGGCAGCTATTAGGCTGGCGTCAATGACTGCATCTATAGGAGTCATATCTAATGTTTTAGAAGACTCTTTAGAAACATCAGGTTTACCTTCACGAACACTCGGATATGCTTGGCTGGCAGCTTTATGTACAAAATTTAAGGTACTGATGATATCAACAGGATTAAAAGATCCAGGTTTTCCATCGAGACCTTTCATGTTACCTAATTCACCAGCTTCATTTAAAGATCTCATTAAGGAGATAGATACATCTCTTAATTCATCCTTAGTAGGTATAGTACTTTCTCTGTATAAATTATTAGCTAGTTTATTCAATCTTTCCATTGAATTACGTGCAGTCTTTAGGGAAGTGACTGGCCCACCAGTAAGGGTACTATTCTCAGCAATTAATCTGTCAAGATGAGATAAGCCTTCCTTAATTGGAGACATCACCTCATTAATACTCTTATTATATGCATCCTGTATACTTTTTAACTGACCCTGTGGACTTAACCCAGATTTCAGAGTACTTCTACGAGGGACTAATCTATGTAGTGCAGATCCAGCTCGTTCAATATCAGTTCTACTGTAACCTTGAAGTTCAGCTAAATTATGTATACCTTCACTCCCATAGCCAGTACCAAATTCAATATCTAATCCTTTTGCAGTCAATGGCATTCCGTTGTTTAGTAACGTATCATAAGCGTTTGAAATAGCTGATGGAGAGCCATTTTCTAATGAGTTATTAATCATTCCTTCGATATGATTAAAAGCTTCCTGACTATAAGCAGGTGTTTCCATTAACTCTTCATTAAAGTGACGAGATAAGTTATCGTATTCAACAGCAGTTCTTGAAACATCTTCTGGGATATTAAATCCATCGTTTTTCAATCTTGTTTGTCTATCGATAGAGGTTGTACCAGATTCATTAGGTTGAATTCCTAAACCTTGGTTAGCACCTGTTAATCTATTGAAACCCATTGAACCACCATGAATAGTACCACCTGCTAAACCACCCATAGCCATAGATTCGCCTAGATTCTGATCCCAAGGACGACCTGACGCTAAGTTCATTAGTGTATTAGAACCGCCAGCTGATACAGCACCCTGGCCTGTCATTGTACCAACTTCCCCAGCAACTCTACGAACAGGTGTTGATAATTGTCTTGCTAGATTCAAACCTTTACCAGCTATACCCATTGTAGCCATATCAAAAGCTGCTGCACCAGCACCAGCCTCAGCTGCATCACCCCAGTTATAATCACCTTGTGTTTCTAATTGGGACGCCAATGTGTCTGCTGTAGTTAAACCACCCATCATTGCAGCACCAGCTGCTGGGTTTCTTGTGATAGCGGTAGCCGCCATAACAGGTGCAATATCCACAGCACCAGCTGCCAAATGACCTAATGTACTTAGTTTTGAAGCCTCTTCAGCGTAAGTTTTGTTAGCTAATTCCGCTTTTCTGCGCTGGTAACGAGATTGGTTCTCACCATTTGTAAGTGATGCAAGTGTATTTTGAAACCTACGATCTAATGATGAGGAAATTGTTTTTCCAATACTTGAGTCTTCAGTACCAGAAAAGAACCCTGGTTGGTTCTGTTGAACTGGAACATTTTGATATTCAGGTGACATACTGTCAATAGTTGAGTATGGATCTTGACTCATATAGCTTTTATCTTTTTGTGAATTCTGATTCTGAAGTTGAATTTGATGATTTTGTATATAATTATTAATATCAGCATCAGTTGATCCATCTGGAAACTCATACTTAAAACCGTTGTATTCTGCTTTTACAGACATATTATCTCCTAAAAGGGAGCAAATCGCTCCCTAGTTATTAACGACTAATCTTAACTTGACTTGGATCAAAACTGTAATACTGTGTTGGAGCAGCTGTAGCATATTGTGGAGTACCATAAGATACCTCACTAGCTTTAAGATGCTGACCTGTTTCAGCCATAGATCTAGCCATTTGATCTAATCTTGATGTAACCTGCTCATTCTTAGCAAGAGCATTTCTTATCTGAGTAGGTGTCATATCAACACTAATCTTAACGAAGTTTTTAGCTGCATTCTCCATTTCTTTAGCAAAGATTCTGTTACCACCTGCTTCTAAGTACAAGTTGGCGTTACCTAAGTTAGTAAGTTTGTTATTATAGTGATCAATCTTAGAGTTAAGATTAACACCCCTACTATCACCAAACATATCAGAGGCACCACGAGCAACTTTACGATCAACAGTTGAACCAACTAGTTCTAAATCTGGATCATTTAGTAAGTCTCTACCAGCAGCAATTGTTTCAGCCCTTTGAGCAGCTACTGCTTGTGACTGTATTAACTCACCCCTTAGCTTGAATTCAGTCATTGACATTTTATTCTGAGCAGCCTCTTGTCTTAGAGCTAACATAGCACGCTGATTAGCAGCATTTTGAGCAAGCTGTTGTCTTTGAAGGTTAAGACCTTCTAGTTTCAACCCTCTATCAAACTGATCTTGATCAAGTTTATACTGCCTCATTTCAGGACTATTAGCATATTGTAAATTATCTAACTGAGCTAAACTAGTTTCCATTTGGATTTGCTTCATGCGTTTTTCTTCTGGTTTCGTTAACACTTTACTATCGCCAGTCCTTACCCATTGTTCAATCTCAGTGGCATCAAAACCTTGAGCTGCTAAATCTTGAGCCCAAATGCTTCTTTTCTCTTCACCATAAGTGTTCATGAAAAGATTAGATGCAGCGTTAAAAGAAGTTGCTAGATCATTTCCACTAAGTAAATTCAACCCAAAAGAAATTAAACCTGCACTGAAAGAGTGAGAATTATACCACTCAGGTATTTTATTCTGATCAAAAGATACAGCTTTACCATATTCTGAAAAAGCTTTCTTTTCTACTTGTTTCGGATCAGGCGGCTTAGGAAGCGTTGGTTGACTAACAGAACCAGTACTTGTACCTACACCAGAGATGATATTCTTATTCATTGTAGCTAGTGTACCAGAAGGGGAAACCGATGGATCACCAACAGGTTCTGCACCTTCTCTTAGTTGCTCTTCAGTTCTCTCAAGACCCAAAGCCTGATTAGTATCCATGGATGGATCTTTATTTTCCATCATTTGATATATTTGCTGAGCTGGTAAATGTTCACCAGTTTCTCTGAAATACTGATCTTCTACTTCACTGTCTACGTAAGCATCTGCAGCCATTCCAATTGCTCCTTTAATTGGTGCTAAGAAAGGTGCTGTAGCATATGATAAGAAACTGTCATCGCCAGAAGAAGATCCACCTCTATTCATTAGAGCTCCTTCTATCTGTCTGGCTTGTGGTGTCTTAGCATCAACATTTGGATTTCTCTCAGCCATTAATCTTATATAAGTATCTCTGTCAATACCCTGCTTAAACTCTGGAGTAGATTTAAAACTCACACCTGTTCCGTAAGGGATATCACTATCAGCGGGAGCTGGTATACTGTCAAACTGATTACCCCAGTAATCTTGTTGGAATTTAGTAACTGCCATCTTGACCTCCCATAATTTCTTCTGGAACATCAAGATTATCTTGTGGTGCTTGTTCTTCTTGACCTAAAGCTCCCAAAAGTGCCAACATTTTCTGCTCAGTTTCTTGTTGTTCTTTTTGTTTTTTAATCTTAGGTAATTCTCTCATATATTGTTTATTACTATCTTCTATAAAAGACCTAATCCTTTGTTCAGCTATTGGCTGAGGCATAAAACCTTGTTCAACCTGAGCCCTCAATGCAGAGGCTAAATCAACTAATTCATTAAACATTCCACCAAAGTGTTCATCATTATCTTGGAAATTTTTTACATTCTGATAAAAGAATGAATCTTGGTAAGAGTTATCTTCTTCTGGCTGGTCTTCATTAAGACCTTTTGCCATTATATTTCCTTTGTTTTCTTGAGGACGATGAAGAGGTAAAGAAGGGGACTCTTGGATTCCCCTATTTGGATTGTTCTCCATTTCTAATTCTTTCATTCGTTCCAAGTAAGTATTAGTGGCCATCTAATTCTCCTTGTTATTTATAACTAGTAGGGTTCATATAAAGCTCCCCATATGCTCTAGTTAGTAGTGGATTTTCGTAAATCTTACGGTCAAAGTTAAAACCAGTTCTAACTCCACCACTAGAAACAGGCATACTAGAAGGTGATCTTTCTTCACTTGGTATAACAGACTGAAGAGTTTTCATAAGTAATTCATAATCAAAAGGCTTACCAGAATTAGTAACTTCTGATGGTAGTTTTCCAAAACCCTCTGTAGAAACAGATTGTACACCAGGCCCAGCATTAGCTGCTGCATCAGCCCCGGATTGTTGCAACATAGCAGGGGTAAACTTAGAAGCACCACCAGTACTCAGAGGATTACCAATTCCAGCATTACCTGCATTCAATATGGCATTAGTAGCCCCTAAACCTTGACCCTGACCAGCTGCATAAGCTGCTTGAGGTGAAGCAAAAGAGGCTGCAGGAGCCATGGAGGCGGCTTGTGTACTAGAAGCTGTACCAGCATTCAAAAGTCCTGGGAAAGTCGTTGTAGGAGCACCTGAGCCAACACTAGGCCCTAAATAGGCACTCATACCTGTACCACCTACTGTAGAAGCACCAGTTCCTCCAGCTCCAGCCGAACCACTTAATAACGCAGGCCCACCTAAAGTAGCAGCTATAACAGCTGCCGCTGTCTCATTAGGGTGATCACCTACCCAACCCCTAACACCTAAACTGTTTAGTAATTTACTATTAGCTCTTTCTGAATCACCAGGGAGGTGTTTAATATTACTTAAAGCACCTTTGGTATCTCCTTTAAACAAATCTTTTGTAGTATCTATAGCACTGTTAACGGGAACCATAGCAGAATCCCATAGACTTCCTAAAAAATTAGCCATTGTAACCCCTTATAAAGTTTTATTCATATTTAAAACACCAGATTGATTGAAAAGATTTGGGCTTTGTACAGAACCAAACATATTAGGTTGATTTGTGTTTTGGAACTGAGGTGATAATTGTGGCTGCATAGACCCTAATTTACCCTGCATAATCTCCATCATTTGTTTGAATTTTTTCATCAACTCTTCTTCATCTTCATTTTCATCAAATAATGATCCACCCATATATGCATGAATCCTATCCCTTTGAGATGGAATACCACCTCCAGATCCTCCTCCAAAACTTGGAGCATTATAACCAGCACCACTTGATCCAATCATATTAGGGCCACTCATACCGCCCATAGCCGCATTACCCAGAGCACCATTTAGTATCAGTTCACCACGAGATGTAGGATTAACCCCCACAGAAGAGGGGGCAATCGCTGTACTGATACCTGCTCCGGTAATAGAACTTGATCCTGAATTTGTTGTCTCTCTATTACCAGCCATAGTGTCTCCTTATTTCTTTTTCTTACTATTTGATGGTTTTACACCAGCTTTGTCGTAATCAACCATAAGTGCTCCAGATTTAGTATCTGCCTTGGAACTTCCAGGTTTCTCTTTCTCAACCTGTTGAGCTAGAACACCAGAGGCTTTACCTTTCATACCCCTCTCTTTACCTTTCTCATTCCATTCCCAATCATACTTAGATACACCACCTTTGGTTTTACCTTTCTTCTTGACTTTCTTCTTCATAGAAGCATCAGACCACCAACCAAAACCACCTTGACCACCCATACCAGCAATAGTAGAACCAATACCAAGAGCAGTATTCAATCCACCCATCATACCGCCACCACCACCTTGTGATACAGTCCCTTGAGTATGTGAAGTACCTCCCATACCACCAATAGCTCCAGTCATTCCAAGGTATTTGGATAAATTATCCCAACCAGCATTAGCATTACCCATCTGATTAAACCAATTATTAGCAGCTTGTTGGTCTTGCCTACTTTGGTCAATACCGGCTGCATTTAATTTATTACCAAGCATCTGTTGATATAGATTACCACTTGTTGCACCAAGCCCAGCTTGACCCATACCCAGTTGTCCAAGACCTTGTGAGGCAGCAAGGTTAGTACCCTGATTACCCTGTAAAGTGGCTAGGGATTGATTGTATGCATTCTGACGAGCTGCATTCTCAATCTCTGCACCACCTCTAGCCATTGCTTCATTTGCTTTACCAGCCATAACACCCTGAGTAACACCAGCCCTAGAAGATCCCATGTTACCAGTGGCACCAGCTTGTTGGTTTAATCCGTGGACTTGTCCTTCATATTGTTTATTAATATCCTTAGCTAATTGATCCTTTTGAGAGTCAACAAGTTTGTTATCGTACAATTGAGAAGCTAGACCAGTAATATCTTCACCAGAAATACCTCCTTGTGCTAATTGACCTAATCCTTTAGATGCAAGATCAGTGTTCTGCATTCCAGAATCTGTCATTTGATCCAATTTACTGGCAACATCTCCTAGTTTACCAGATTCAGCCATGCTAGAAAGGGCTTCACGCATATCAGGAGATAAATCAGGAAGCTCTCTGTCGAACCAGTTACCATCCAGTCCTCCAGTCTTCTCAAACTGTTCTTTAGCTAAGTTTAAAATATCCTTTAACTGATCCTGGGCAGGTGCCCAAGGACTAGTTTCAGTTGTTGAATTGGTTTTACTTTCATTTTTCTTCTTACCCATTACAAATCTCCTTTCTTATTAAAGATTATATTTGGAAAAGCCCTTTCCTCTTTATAGAAAGGATTAGATTCCATTTCTTTATCTTCTTGTTCGACTTTATTCATCATTTGATTAAATATAGAACCCTCTGGCATATTAACCCTTACTGATACAAATCTTCCATTTGGGATATCACAAGGATCTCCATCACTATAACCTCTTTTTAGATTACGAGCAAAAGGTGGTACATCTTTATGCTCCCTGTGGTATGTTTTTAGTATAATAGACCCATCGGACTCAACTTCATAATCTAACCAAATCATTGGAAGTTTATTATTATCAATAGGTATTTCAAAACCACCACTCGATCCACCCCCAGAATCATCAGAGTTTAGACCTAAAACATTATTTATTCTATAAACACCATTACTAATTTTTTCAACACTAGAACCTTCTGATTCATCATTTACCTCAAAAGAACCATCTCCAAATACCTTTATAATAGGTGAGGCCCTCTTGATAAAACCATTACTATCAACTGTTGTATTTTTAGAGCTATAAACTGTATTCCAGGGAGTTGTCACGTCTACAAGCTCATCTCTTAAGCTAAACCTTGTAAAAACTATCCCCTGTGTGCTCATAAACATCTGAGCCCTTCTATTGGTTTGATAGGTAGATTGAAAACCGGCACCATTAGTAGGGAAACCTTGAACAGAAGCACTAGGAACTCCTTGGAAGCATGAAATATTTTGGGGTTTCCCCATACCAGCTCTTCCTAATCCAAAATCTCCCTCAACCATAACTGGTACTTCATTAATTTTTGCAACCTTATTAGCACAATCCACACGAAAAACAGTAGCTGTCTTATTGTCAGTCCCTCTATAATTAACACCGAACATCTTATCAGAGTTTCTCATAAAAACCATTAAGTGATCTTGAGAAGGTTTACTTCCTAACCCATAAAATCTTGTTTCAAAATTTCCGTTGTTCTCAATTATAGGTGAACCATTAGGTTCATACATTGTATAGCTACTCCCAGATTTCTTAAAAACCCCACCCCACGAATCTCCAGAGTTTCTTGGAAATTTGATATCAGCCGTTGATCCGTCCTTGTTTACTGCCTGTAGGAACATATTAGTTTTGTCAGTTCCGAAGTGTGCCTGATCTCCTGTTGATGTTATTTTAAAGGTTAATCTAGCAATATTCTGTCCATCTGTATAAGACCCCCAAGCAAGAGTAGCTGGGGTTGCATTAACCCATAAATAACCTCCTTGGGAAATGTTTGGGAGCATATAATCATACCCTTTACCACTTCTATAAGAGTAAAAAGCTGGTGTACCATTAGCATGAATCCTTATACCAAAATAATCATTACCACTTTCAACATCTAATATTCTAGCCTTTATAGCACCTTTAAAAGTTTGAGTTTGTACAGTATCCAGAACAGCAAGTTTTAACCAATCAGTCCACTCATTAGTATTTCTTGTCCTGTATGCAATCTCATTATTAGTTTTTGATACTCTAGATTGAAGTTGAAAAACCTGACCAGTAGAATCTGAACCACCAAATCTTGCTGCGGATATTAATGGAGCACCATAATCAAAAAAGTTTGTTGATTTAGCATTACCAGCACCAAAACCCGAATATGTTATTTCATTCGCATCATTAAAAATGTTTTGTGGTGGATTATTGTTATTATTGGCTTTGTAACCAACTCCATAATCACCATCTCTTATAATATCTTTACCTGAATACCTTAATCTATCTTTATAGAAAGAAAGCACCGCTAATGATCCATCTTTAAACTTATTACCAATAGATGTACGATCTTGTTCAGCATCTGCATTAATCTCAATACTTTGACTAAACTCTTTGGAATCAATACCTAGACTTCCTGTCATCCTATCACCAGATTTATCAACCTTACCATCTATTCGGTTTCCAATCTTCTCATCAATCTTGCCGAGCTCTGTGTCAACCTTTACTTCAGTATCTTCGATAGTTTTATCAATCTTTTTCTGACTTTCAGTAAGCATTGTATCAATTTTACCAGTACCAGATGTGATAGCCTCTCCGATCTCTTTATCAGCCTTATCAACAGCTTGATTGATCTTATTGGTACCATCTGTCACTACTTGGTTTACATCTGTTTGAGCCTTGTCAACCATGTCATTTACTTTCTTCTCAGAATTTTGTAGTAATTCTTGCATTTCTTTCTCATTCTGAGCAACTTGTTCCATGATAGCTTGTAAAGTATAAACTTCTTTTTTGGTTCCATCAGGTAAGGTTATAGTAATCTTCTTATCCATTGATGTGAACCATTTGGTCATCTCTGTTTCAAACTGTACTAAACCTCGTGTCATACCAAGGAGTTTATTGGCTGTATCAGAGATTGAATCAACCATTGTTATCATAATAACAATTTCACCATCTGTAACATCTTCTAATGAGTCAAAAGATAAGATTAATGTTTCATTATCAATAACTTCTTTGATTGAGTTTACGTAGACGTTATCACCAGTTTTTACTTGAACAATCTGACCAACACCTACATTGAATATAGGATTAAGGAAATAAGTATCCTTACCTTTTAGCACAGGAGAACCTTTTGTTAAGGATGCTGTACCTTCTTTATATATCATTGACATTATTAGACTCCTTAGTCATAATCTCGTACATCTATGAATAAATGGTTCATATCTCCAACGTACTCACCACCTGGGCCTGGTAATCGGCCACCTATCTGAGCCCTGGTTAATATTACACTATTACCTTGACCAACTGTTCCAAATTGGAATAAATCCCAACCTTCAGGCCCTCTTATAGATAATCTACCAACAGGTCTATCCATACTGGCACATGGAAAACCAACATCAAAAGATCCAGTCTTATTTATTGGGTGATTTTGGAAATAAATCTTTAAATATTCTTGTCCTGATTTTTGAACAATCTCACCTTTTTCATTATAAACTTCTATTCCCCATTTACTTTTATTAGGAAAATCTGCTGTTTTAACAAAAATATAACATATGAAGTCATTACTTGTGTCACCTATTATCCTCCAAGCTCCATTTTGATATGACAATCTAGGTGTATAATCTGGTCTTCGTCCAAGGGTTCTAGTAAACATAAGTGGTATAGACTTAGGATCACTTATACCAATGCTCATTAAGTTAGAATTAAAGATAAACTTTTTATAAAAAGTATAAGTCGAATAAGGCGCTAATGTCAATGGTATACCATCATCAATTACAATAATTCCATATTTACTCATTTAGCAACTCCAATTATAACTAATTCGTAAGGCCCCCATCTGTCTTCATAGAAAGCCTCAACTGTTTTTCCAGTAACTTTAGCTAATCCACCACCATGGGTTCTATTCATTGATGTAGTTATTAATTCAACATTATCTCCAACAAAATCATACGTCTTTGATAAATTTCTATCAACATAAATTGAATCAATTATATATGCACTACTAACAGCAGATTGTAAAACACCATTTTGAAGAGTTTGTATTCCCCATTTCATAATTCACCCCAGATATCCTATCTTAACTACCAGTTTATTATTTTCATCATACACTAGAATTTGATTATTAGAAATGGTCATTCTACCACCACTAGATCCAGATTTCACATCAAGTGTTCCTCTAAAAGTTGCATCATTCATTTCAGCATTACCGGTCTTAGCATCAAATCTAAAACCAGATTTACCAGATACAAAATTCTGAGATTTAAACTCTGTGATAACTTCAGCACTATCTATTAAAGCTGATCTGATGTAAGTTTTACCACCTTTAACCTCAAAAGCTGTTTGAAATGTACCATTAGATGGATTACGAACTTTGAATTTATCAGCATCAAAAATAACACCAGAATGCATAACTCCACCAGATACAGAGGCTTCAATTCTCATACCAGCAGATGTAACTTTGCCATTCCATTTAATACCAGCGTTAACTTCATAAGTAGCAGAACCAGTTCCTGAGTGATCAAATTGTGTAACAGCTTTTGTATTAATTTTAGCTTCTTGTTCATTGAACTTGGCATTCATCTTTGTTTCCATAGAAGCTATAGCTTGTTTATTATCTGCTCCAGTTTTTGCGTTAGTCTTGATATTGGCTTCAGCAGTATTAACCCTACCTTCTATAGTGTCTACTCTGCCATTAACATTACTTATTTTTCCGTCTGCATCCTTTTTATTAGCAGCTACAGTATTGTTAGTATTATTGATTTTATTGTCAGCGTCTTTCTTATTTGTGGAAACAGTCTGATTCGTGGAATTAATACTATTGTTCACAGAAGTAAACTTGGAGCTCATTTCGGTACTCATTTCTGAAATGGCTTTAGTATTATCAGCGGATGTTTTCTGTACTGTTTTAATATTAGCTTCAGCTGTTACCATACGACCATCTAATCCGGCTAATTTACCATCAGCATCTTTCTTATTACTATCAACTACTTTACTTAATGAATCATATTTACTATTCATATTAGTTTCAACACTAGCAACGGACTCTTCTAAAGTTGCTATTGCTTCTTTCGTCGTTTCTATAGATGCCAATATATCGCTGTTTATAGTCTCAACAGCTGCATCTAATTTCTCATTAGTCCTTGCAATAGCTTGTTCGTGGTCAGTAATAACAATATCTTGTCTCGATATATGTGCAGACATTCTTGCATTATCATTCTGAATAGAAATTGTTTCAGCATCCAGTTGTAGTGTAGCTTCAGCTAAAGCTCTTTGAGCATTAGAGATAACCCTGTTAACATGCCTCAATGATCCCATCATTTCGTTATATTGTGCAGTAAGTTTAAATGATAACTCAGAGTTAGCCTCCTCTAAATTACCTAATCTTTTTATTGTAACTTCGATGGTTGATTTAATCTTATTCAACTCATCCATAACCTCACCAGCATCAAAATCTAGAGTAAGATCAATCATATTGAATTTCTCTGATACTTTCAAGAGGGCTTGAGAAATATCCTCAAACTCCCTATCAAGATCCATCTTCAATCTATTCTCATCTAGAAACTGAGGCTTATAGAAACGATAAGGTTGTCTTATTCTATTCCTAGCATCAGTAGTAGCCATTATCTGTTACCCTCCTTGAAGTATTCTATATCAAAACCAGTGAAATCCCACTCACCTTCAGAAAAATTCTGTATCTTTATTGCAGGATAACGAAAGTTATTAAAGCAATCAACTTTCCAATCCTCACCAATAACAAAATCCTGAACCTCAGTCCAAATAGGAGCTTTATATGGGTTATCCGATCCACCAACAAAGAACCTAGCTGTTCCTTCACCAGTCATTTGTGGATAGATAGATCTCCACCATTTATAGAATGATATATCTTGTTCTTGTTCATCAAAATCTAAAGATAATCTTTCAACTTCACAAACTACTGGATACTTACTTAGGTATTTAGGATCTGTTTTCTTTATTGTTTCATCTGATTTAAAATCTTCCCAATATTTTTTATGATCCCATCGATAGAAGAAGAAACCTGTATCAAGTGTATAAAAGCAATTATCATCAGAAGCTGCATACATATATAATTTATTGAAAGTCTTAGAATAAGGTTCCCAAGTTTCTTCAGAATGAGATTTACCGTCCCAAGTGTCATCACAACCTTCTGGAACAGGTTCACCCTCTGTACCACACATAGTATCCCATCTTCTATTGTCTACATCTGGAGGGATACCAAGTCCAATATCATAAATGTCTGGGATATCATAGAAAGACCAAGTGTCGTATTCCCAAGACCACACTGCAGCTCTGTTACATGCATAATTGTCTAAACCATCTGGATTTGTAGAACCAGGTCTAACATAAGTTACCCATATTTCTTTTCTGGTTGGATAACTATATACCTTCGTAGCATTAGGGTTTACAGAAGAAATCTCTTGAATTAGTTTATCTTTTACACGACCAGTAACAATTGATTTTCTTGTAGAACCATTATGAACAAAAATATCATCCTCACTAATGACAAAGTGCTTACCTTCAAACTCAACGCAGCAACCATCAGTCAGTATACCAGAATCAGAGAATATCTTCCTAAAGTTAAAAACTAAAGCACCACCAACGTAATCCATTAAGAATGTATCTCTGTTAGTGTATATTACGAATGAATCTCGAAGAGGAGCACCATCAATAATATAAGAAAGAGAATCAGATAAATCGTTAAAACCACCGTCATGATCTTCACTATCCTCCCACCAGTTCTGAGGCAACTCATCAACGAATGCAATATCAGACCATCTTACACGTTGAGCATATTCAACACCATTCTCAATCATACCTAAACAAATTAAGTAGTTTTTATAAGCTCTAATCCTGTTAGTCTTCCAGTTGACGGTAACATCACTGTCTTTCTTTGGCTTACCCCATCCAGGTATTGTGTCAAATCTATCTGTGAAAGGTGTTATTCCTTGTGGATCTTCAAACTTAGTACTCATAACTATAGTGTTTGATAAAATGGAATAACTCCAAGGTGTAGTTGGACTGCTGTTATAATCAACTGTTCCTTTGTCATGATCATCTGGATCTACCCATCTGCTTATATCCTCATGAACACCACCCTCAGTTCTATATAGCTTACCCTTATTAGTAAAAGGATCTCCTGTTCCATAAATCATTTCAGATTTCATAGGTCTTTGAACAACAGCCAATGGTTTAACATTAGGCATACCTTCCATTATAGTTGGGTTGTTACCACCTATCTTCTGAACTCTATTTGCTTGGAATCTAACATTATTAGCATTAGACCAAGTATCAGGGGATAAGTCAAATGGGGGTATATCAGATATCACCCCCTTATTACCAACCCCTCTTAAATGAAAAATAGCCATCATTACTCCTTATGAAATTCGTCTCCACATAAACACAGTTATATAAGGTTGGATTACATTATGTGCTTCACCACCTCCGGTTTTTTCCATTTCATATTTAATATTCATTTCATGTTTATGTCTACCATCTGAAGTGGTCTTATAATAATTAGATCTACCATTTGATTTTGATTGTGCATCATAACCAAAGTGTTCATCATTATACAATTCATTACCCCAGACTAATTGGTCATCCCCACCAAAACCATGATAATGATCACCAGCTTCCTTCATCTCCACTGAGAATTCTGTTTTATGGTTATGTGGCGGAAGTTCTTTCTCTGTAAGCTTGTGCATATACTCGCCACCTTTAACAAGTGGTTTATCAAACTTACGAACATTAGTCCCATCATTACCAGTACCAACACCCATTAGTACTCTTCCTTCACCGAAAGGTTCCCATTTACCAAAACCTAGAGAGTCTTTTGGGTTTAAATCAGAAACTGTAATATAGATAGAATCTACAGGATAAGCTTTATCAAGTATAACACCAGATGTAGTTAACCAATTAACATTGACAGCATCATATAAACCATCACTACCTTTCCTTGGATCTGGAATACCTGTTACAATATTCTGATTCGTTGAAACACCCTGTGGATTAAAGTTTACAGTCTTCCTTTTACCAGTCAATGATAAACCAGAAGTAACCTTCAGTGTAGTCTCATCAACCTCCAACTTCTTATCTAAATCGTTTAACTTATCAGAGGTAATAGATAGAAAACTATTAAACTTAGGAAAAGTATTTTGAATAATACGTTTAATAAGTCTAATGTGATCATCACCTTCTTTTAATAAGTCATTCTTTCTAGGGTAAGAAGGTTCTAGCTGTGTTATAAATTGTGCTACAGTTTCAACAGCCATTATTACCTCCTTAAATCATTAACTATTTCAGATAAAGTTTTAACAACTTCTTCCTGAACCGCTTGTGTCTTATCTATCCTAGTTAGTAAATCCTGAGAAGTCTTAACTATAGTAGATAACTCTATTTGATTTTGTTTTAGAATCTGTACATCAACATAAGTGTTTATACATAATCCTAAAGCAGCCATGGAAATAGTACCAGCTAGTGTTGAAATAACATTCCTTGCGATTTCCCCCATTTTAATACCCCTTTAAAAATAACAATACAATTTATAATAGTTCTCTAGAGGTCTAAAACTTACGTAAGAATTGTAATCATATATAACTATTAACACTATAGGATAGTTTATTTTTTAAATATCCATTCATATAATGATAAACCCCACACAAAGTGTGGAGTATTTTGTTACTCAGGAAAACCCTCTGGAAAATCTTCATCTAATTTATCTAGGAACTCCTGAAGTTTCTGCAGGAATTGATCATATTTAAATAAGAAGTCAGAATATTTATTATTAAAATCATCATATTTTCTATTAAAAGAATCTAACTGTGGTTGTAGATTTGAAATTGATTGATTTAGTAATGCAATCTTCATATCAACTTCATCTATCTTATAGTTAAATACGTTTTCAATATTAGCTATATTTTTAGAAATGTCTTGACATACTTGTGCATCATCACTTGCTGATTTAGCAGCTTTCTGTGATTCAAGAACCCATACCATCATATCAGTAACACCAGTTAAATCAGTTGAAGTCCAGCCAAACTGACCAACATTAGGTATACCTGATTTATTCAATTCATAATCTTGTAACTCATCCATAATTATTCTCCAAAGTAAGGTACAACAAGAGCAGAACCAGACCACTCAGCATCATCAAGTTGTGATTTAAGTGAATCAGAAGCTTCCTGTGCTTTAGCCATCCAATATTGTTCCTGTTCATTATCTCTTAACCAAATAGAAGCATGTCTTAAGGATAAGTATAACATTACATCAGGTGCAATTAGTAATGAATAAGGTTGATCTTCATCATCTTTCATTTCTGGTATGTCTTTATAGTAAATTAGTTGTATAACATCTCCATCAACAGGAGTTGGTGTAAAATGTAATGTACTTCCAATCCTAGTGAAGAAATAACTTTTTGTACTAGTTGACCCTGATTGATTGGAAAGAGCTATAGCATCATCTTTATCAACCGAGTGTTCATTCTTAGAATTCTTAGAACTAACACTTTTTGTCATTCTCATAAATGTCTCAACATCAGATCTGTTATATGGTTGACCATTTACCATTATGTGTTTTATCTTTAATAAATCCTTTGGTATAATTAATGTACCATTACCTTCTTCTACTTTATATTCCAGATTAGCTTCATAATATGGCATAGGGACTAATCTTGTAAATTGTTTTTCTGCAAAGTTTATAAACATTGGAATATTGTCTAATGTGGCATTATCCCTACGATTTAGCCACAGCTTTACAGAATCTTTCAAATCTTTATAATTCTTAATAAATTGCATAAATCCTCCTGAGATTAATTTACACTATTCTCCGTGTTTCTTTTTATATTCTTCTTCTATTTTACTCAATATTTTGTTATCAATATCTGTTGGTGTTATATTAACAAACCAATTCATGAACTTAAAGAAGATCCACCTAACCATAGGTTCTCCAAAAAGAACAATCATAAGATTAGAGAAGAACAATGTTATACCTTTTATAATTAATCCCCACATAACTATTCTCCTTTATAAGGCATTTCCTCCCACCAGAAATCTTTCATATCACTCATTGGGATGTTCTTCATATCTGGTTGGTTTATGTATTGTGAAAAATTATCTAAAACCCTCTTCCTAAAAGCCCTAGGATAACCAAACCTACGAAGATTATCATTTGCATTGGATTCATTCAAAGAGAAAGCTACTATAGCTTTAACTCTATTACATTTGTGATTTGAAGCCCAGAATTTTTGAGCCTCTTCTGTTTCTATTGGGTAGTTTAGTTTGAACATAAGATACCCCTTATATTTTGATCAAAAAAAACCGATAAACCCTTTCGAGCTTATCGGCATTTATCAGAAAGAGTATTTCAAATTACTCTGTATCTGGTTTACTAACTGTTACAGTAGCTTCTGCGGATTTACCGTTTGAGCTTGTAGCAGTAATCTTAACCTCGCCTTCAGAAACGCCCTTAACTTTACCAGTCTGTGTTACAGTAGCTAGTTTATTGTCAGAGGACTTCCAAGTAAGTTTTTTATCAGTTGCACCATCTGGTTTAACAGTTGCTTTTAAATCAATGGTTTCACCAATCTTAACCTCAGCCGTAATCGTATCTAACTCAACTGATTCAACTTCTACAGTTTTTTCGTTAACCGTTACAGTAGCAGTATTGGTTTCTAACTTACCATAGGAGCCTGTAAACACAGCTTTGTATTTACCTGCGTCACCGAGAGTAACGTTCTCTTTTGTATAAGTAGTGCCAGTGGCACCGGAGACTTCCTTGTCATCCTTGAACCACTGAACACTATTATACTTATCAGCGTCTGCACTCAGAGTGAGTGAGTCACCAACCTCAATCGTTACGTCTTTGGGCTGGCTTGTTACTTTCCCTCACCAGCCTTAACAGCTAAGATACCAGAAGCATATGGGTTACGGTGGCGAAGACCTACTTCCATTTCAACCATCCATTTCTCATATGAACCATCTTTAGCAAGCTTAGTACGTTGTGGAGCACGTAACACCATTTGAGTCCAATCACTAGGAGCGAAGAAGTAAATCGCATCTTGTGGCATGAAACGGTTAGGAATCAATTTGTACTCTTGACCTAATGGGTCTACAATACTAGAAACATATTTTTTGAAACGTGTTTCTGGGCCATCAAACATCTTCATACGGTTTGAACCAGCAGCAGATGTTTCCATCAACGAAGCGAAGAAGCTAGCGTGTTTAGGGTGGAACATGATGATATTAGCATTAGAACCAGATAAGTACAAGTTGTAAGTTAAATCAAATAGTGATTCTTCATTTAATTCTGCTTCTTTGTGAACAACTGCACCAGTATCAGTATCAGCTGCATCTTTAGCAGCAACTAAAGCTTTGAAACCAGCAGTTTTACGAGCAGTACCTGCATCACCTAAACCTGGGCCAGTACCATCAACACGAGCACCATTGTTCAGGAAGATTGCTTCTAAGTCACGCTTAATTTCTTTACCAGCTTTTTCCATTTGGTACTGTAGTTCTTTACCACGACCATAGTTAGCTAATGCGTTAGCTGTATCAGAAACTTTTACTACCTTACGAAGAATCTGTGTGATATTACTTAACACAGTTGTTGATTTTCGTTCTTTATCTTCAGCAGGTGAGCCTTCCGCTACTGCGTTGTTAAGGTCTACTTGACCTAATGTATCAGTCTGCCATTGGAACAGAGTCTGATTAATTGCTTCTTTACCAGTCATTGAAACGAAAGGTGTTTCAGTTGGAGACAGGTTAGAAATCCAGTTAGCGAATGATAGTTTTTTACCATTCAAATCATAAGAAATTAAAGTATTATCAGCCATTAGAGAATTCCCCTCTGTAATTAAACATATTTTATTTATTGACCCCAAGACCTTGTAATCTCAAGGTCAATCATCTTGTGTCAACATATTAATATAGTGCAATGTGTTAATTTACATTACACTATTTCATCATTATTAGTCTTCTAAGAAAGAAAACGCATTAGAAATATCACGTTCTGACACATCTGCAGAGTCTAATCTCTTAATTAAAGCAGTTTTACCAGGTTTAACAGCTGTTGTAGCTTTTCCTTCAGCCTTAACAACTTTCTTAGGAGCACCTAATTTACGAACCTTAGCCTTAACTACACTTTTACCTTTATCAAACTGCATAGCTTTATGAAGTAATTTAAATACCATAGGATCAACAGTGTTTGCAATATCACTTGCTTCTGCACCATTCTCGACAGCATACATCATTAATTGTTGATAAAGTTCATTGTTCCATCCAGGGATATCACGTGCTAAAATTGTATTAGCTTCTTTAGCTTTAGCTTGGAACTCAGCAGCAGCTCGTTCTTCTTCAGCTTTCTTAGTTTCATTATATTCATTAACAATCTCTTCACGTCGTTTGATATAACGGTCTAAGAATTCACGGTTTTCAACATATCCAACTGGGTCATTCTTACGATAATCCTCCCAATCAAAATCTTTATAATCTTCGATAACTTTATCAGCTTCTAGGATTGATAATTCAAGTTTGGAAGTAATGTCAGCTGATTTAGCTGTAAACTCTTCACGAACTTGTTCAAACTGAGCACGCTCTTCCTCCAAAGCTTTTCGATCTTTATACCCATTAACAAGTTCACTAAGGACAACTGTTTCACCTGTTGGAAGTGTTAATTCATAATTTTCATAATCCACTTCTTCATCAGTTTGTTCTTCGGTTTCCCCTTCAACTTCACCCTCTTCATCTTCATCTGATTCGTCGACTTCATCTTCGTCTTCATCTTCATGTGGTAAATCATCAGTATCTTCTTCACCTTCATCATCTTCATAGTCAGGTAAGTCATCAACCTCTTCTTCACCCTCAGATTCTAAGTCAGAGATTTCTTCTTTACTCATTAAATCTTTACCAGTTTGTTTTGTGTTGTAACCTAATTCATTAGAATCAGAAACAATATCATCTAGTTGAGTAAAATCAAAATTCTCAGTATCAATAAACATATCCTCTGTTTGTGCTACTTGTTCTACATTATCCATTAACGTTCTCCTGCTTTCTAATTTCATCATTTATATAACTGATAACTTGGGCTTCAACTTTATCCATAGCACGGTTTAATTGATAGAGTTCCTCTCTTTTATTAGTATCTTCAACTCTAGTAGCCATCATCTGTTTAATTATATCAGTTTTTATATCTTCAATAATTTGGGAGAGATGTCCTCCCCCATGTAATTGTTTTAGTAGACCAATGTTAATTTCCTTACTCATTAGTGTCTCCTATCTAGGGCAACAGCCCTCTCTTGTCTTGCTTCCATCTGAGCTTCGAGTAAAAGTCTTTGTTTTTCCAACTCTAACTTCTCCCTTTCAAGTTCAATCTTAGCACGTTCTAATGAAACTTTCTGTGCTTCCAAATCCATCTTATCTGCTTGAGCATCTTGATTAGATCTTGATTCCTCTTTACGGATTGAGATTTCATCAGCAGTTTTCATCTGTTCAAACTCTAAACGTTTAAGACCTTCAGTAACATCAGTAAGAATCTTCTGAGTCTGTACAGCAATTTGCTCATTTGATTTCTTCATTTGATCAATTGTCAACTCTTGAATTGGATCAGGCTGTGGAGGTGGAATTTGATCCAGAGGAGTTATATAATTCTCTGTATCATAAATACCCATAGACTCAAACAGCTGAGTTGCAAGATAATAGGCATTCTGTGGTTGCATAAATTGTGAAAGTTGTGGAACTGAGGTCATAGCCATAAGAACACTCTGTAAAGCCGCAGCCCTTTCTCTTCTTTCACCATCACCAACAGCAACACTAACAATCATTTCATTACGAACTGGTAATTTCCTAGGATCTAATTCTACAGGGCCAGTTGCTGTTTCAATATAAATCGATTCTGTTCCATTCATACGAACAAGGTTATAGATTGACATCATTAATGACATCATACCACGTTGTGCGATATTTCTAGCAACCATTCTTAGTCTATTTTGAGCAGCAGACATTACCATGTTAACAGTGGCTGTTGAGTTGTCATTTTTAAATACATTTGGATCTAAGCCTTGACCAACCCTACTAACTCCTGTTCTTTCTTCCTTCTTAGAATTGACATATTCTAACAACCCTTCAATACCATTAGGCAATTGATGGTGTTGGAAAGGAGTAACTGCACCTTGAGTCATTACTTCGATAACAGCACCAGGTCTGTTGTTAAGCAAGGATTCACGATCATACTGACCCTTAACAGCTTCATACCTACGGAAGTTAGCATTCATAATATTATCAATCATACCACGAATAAGTGAGGTATTTAAATCTTGGATATCTTTAGTGATATCAAAAACAGATTCACCCCAAATAGAACCAGGTATAGGGAAAGGTGTAAAGGTATCAAATGGAAACTCATTAACCCTATTTACTTCCAAAATTTGACCATTCAAAGTAAATACTTGTAAAATTTGTAATCTATTATCGCTTAATGATGTTTTAATATAGTTTTCGTGTAACCAAAGCTTATCAGCTTTATTATCACCAGCCATAACTACATCACTTACGTTAATTGGGTTCATATTATTAACACGTGAGTTAGCAATAACACCCGCATCAATGTCTGAAGATGCAGAAGTAATCTCTTCTACAATATCTTCATCAAACCCCATAATTAACAACTCATCTTTTGTTTTACGAACACGATGTGCAATAAAGTTAGCATCATGTAAAGACTTAGCAGTTGGTTCAATAAGAATTTGTTCAAAAGGTACATATTCTACACAAACACCCTCTTTAGTCTTCTCATAAACTACATAACCTTTAAAATAATCTTGTTCTTCTTCAAATTCACCTTCTTCGGAGTCTTCGACTTCTTGTTCTGATCCGTCTTCTTTTATTTTTATATCTTTGACCACTTCAGAAGAGAATTCTATAATGTCACCATCCAAACCTGCCAAGTATGTGTCTAATTCATCCTTAGTCATACCCTCAAATTCTTCAGTGAACATTTGTTTTGTAGTTTTCCAATATCTTTTAATAAAAGAGTTACGAGTAACTAGACACTCTTTAAAAGCGTCGTGGAGAACGTTATAACCTTCGTTATCTCGTAACAAAATCTGATTAACCATCTTTGTAGATGCCATAGCATGTACAGCATCTTTAGCATACATAGGAGAGAAGCGTACAGCATTTTCTGAACTAGTGAAAACACTAATTAATTCTTGTAGTACCCCGTTACAACTCTCCCATACACTGCGATCTACCCATTTAGAAGAGCCAACAGTTACTGGCTCCGGTAGATTACCATAATAATATTCCCACCCAGTACGAGCTCTGACACCTAATTCTCCTTCGTGATAACCTATAGCGGAATTAAAGTATATAGAAAGCTGTGCCTGAAGTGTTGACAACGTATCTTCGTCTAATTGCACATTTCCTGTGATGACATCATAAGTCATAAGTAAACCCCTTATCTTTAGTAGTTCCAATTCCATCCATCATTAAAGGATGCTTTGTATCCAGCGTTAGCTTCACCTTCACTTACACCACGATGAACCACTGATAAGACAGAGTATCTAGCTGCGTCCATGGTGTCATCAAACTTCTTAACAATCTTACCGTCTTTTCTGTGATATCTTCTCATTTCTTCGAAGAATCGACCACATGTGCTAAACACTTTTAAACGTCCAGTCTTCATTCTTTGTAACATATTCATAATCCCTGGTTCAACAAAGTTATTTTTGTTTCCATCCCAATCAATAGGATTATAGAATGTTTCTGGCATAACATTTACAGATGCTTCTCTATAGTATGAAGCAACTGAACGCCCTGATCCTCTTTCAGTATTGTCTGCATCGTGTGGTAAAATAACAGGTATCCACGTTCCTCTAGAATTTATTGCTGTAGCATGTAACGATGGTACACCTGCTTGTGCATGATAGCAATCATAAATATAGACTGTATCAGCTGCGGCATCATATGCCGACCAAACTGCTGCTGTATCGTGACTGATACCAATATCCACTGCACAAACTCTCTTCCAATGTGAAGGAATATCAAACGGTGTTACAGTAATTTCAGCCTCATTTATGTCATAAATTAAACCTTCACCCATCATAGGAATACCTCTGCTCCTCATTTCATGTTGCCATTCTGGAATACTTGCAAGCAATTCTTTTTTAGTTTCTTCGTCTAAGTGCGGTGCATCATCCCAAGTAGCATTCTGAAAATATAAATAACCCTTGTCATTCTTCATGAATAAATCAACAAGCGATGTAAGTCCATTCTCAGGTGTAGCAGTAATCGTAATCAAACCACCTGTAGTGGCTGTACGAGTTACACACTGAGCATATATTTGCATGGACTTAAACGGATCTTCTTCATCTAGCCAAATGTAATCAACCGTGGCTCCCATAAGGACGTGTTCACCCTGTTGAGTTGAGCGGAATTCCAGCGTAGACCAACCGTCGAAATCACCATTCGCGTCAAAATGCTTGATCTTAGCAATTTTGATGATGTTCCCGTCTTTTTCTAAGCTCTCAATGTCAATCAGTTCTCTAGGGATTGCGCCTGTTCCCAATGCATCCTTATCTTTCCCCATCGGTGTTCCAAATAGTTCCTTTTGTAGTACCTTCCTTGTTGAATCACCTGTAATACCTACAGCCCATAGAAGAATGGGTTTATTAAAGCGATGGCCTTCCCACCAATCTGGATAAAGTCCTGACAAATGATAGTACACCTCTACTGCTTCCGAGAACGACTTACCAACACGGTTAGCCGCGCACAGGAAACGCCTTTTATACTTCTTACTGGCAGCATAAAACTCTTTCTGAAATGGGTATGGTTTAAATTTATCTACTTGATTATACATTATTACTTTTTCTCTTTCTTCAAGTAAATCAATTATTTCCCATTTCACAGATTCTGGGAGACTATCGATGTCAATATTATCTAAATCGAAATCCATAGTTCCTCCGGATATCCTCATTGAATACGTCTATC